CCTACGCCTACACCAACAGCTACTCCGGGTGGAGATTTAATTAGAGCACAATTAACAACTAGTGTAGCATCTTACGATTCAGCAACTGTTGGTAACTGGGTTAAGGTAACACAAACGGAATATAATAATGTAGCCGCAAATGTTACTGGTGCTACTAAGAAAGGTAACAGTGATGCCCAAGTTAATACAAGAGCAGGGGCAACAACCGTATCAACATATTGGGTATCATATGGAACTATTGGATCTCCATCGTTCCAAATTGACACTGGTGAATATGTGATTGCGTTGATATCTGAAGCTTGGAACCAAAATACTGGTCAAACAACACTTGGGTATACAACCACTTTTAATGGTAATACAATTACTCAAATAGGTGGTAACACAGCTGGAACATCTACAGGTGGCACTAGAGATTATTATGTAAGAAAAGCTCCAACAGATGCTGCTACAGAAACTAGATATCCAGTTATGAAGATGAGTGTATCTCCAAATGCAGTCCCAGGTTGGTCTGGATATTATACCACAAATGATGGTTCAACTTGGACTCCTCTTTCAAATTTCCCAGTTAACGCTTCAAAAATTCAAATCATCACAACTTCAACAAAGACTTGGTAATATAATGGAAAAAAAATCATTATATAGTATTTTTATTGATATGAAGACAGAAATAGACCGTCATAAATGGTTTGAAAGTGAAAAAAATCACCACGATGTTGGTTTTGAATATGCGTTGACTGATTGGGTTCAAAAACATAGGCTTGATTTTATTAATAATTTAAATTGCGAACCAAATGAAAAAATTAAATAAAAATAAATCTTTGGCATTTACATTGATAGAATTATTGGTAGTAATTGCTATAATTGCAATATTGGCAGGTATGTTATTACCGGCTTTGAGTGGTGCTAAAAGTAAAGCTCAACAAATAAAGTGTTTGAATAATAGTAGACAATTGGGTATTGCTTTAGAACAATATAAAATTGATTATAATGATAGTATACCACCAAGGAGTTTAACTAATCAATGGCCAGTTGCATTAAAACCATATTATGAAAGTCAAAATGTATTGGTTTGTCCAGTGGATAAGTTTACAAATAATTTGGTTGAAACAAATGCAAATAGAGTCAATAGAAGTTTTATAATAAATGGATTTGACGATTATTATTTCGAATTATTTGATGGTGACTGGGATGTTCTGGAAGAACCAGTAAAGGCAAGTTCAATACCATTGGTTAGCGAGACGATTGTGTTTGGTGAAAAGTTGGGTAAGTCAAAACATTTTTATATGGATATTTTTGAGGGACAAGGTAATGATGCGACTGAGTTAGATTTCAAGAAACATAATGGTGGGTCTACTTATATTTTTGCTGATAGTCACGCATCTTATTTAAAATTTCCAAAAGCATTTCAACCAGAAAACAAATGGGCGATTATAACCACGTATCGAACCAATTATAATCTTTAATTTTTTACCAAAACAATTATATTTATAAGAATAACCAAGTAAGTATTATGGCAAAATTTAAAAACTTAGCAAAAGATCAATTTATTCAACAATTAATACAAGAATTTGTTGAATCACAACATCAATCAACTAAATCAGTGTTGTGTGAAGGATTGGATATCAAATCAAATCTATATCACGCTATTCAATTGGGTGAACAAACTGGTAAACAAATACAAGTTGATATTATCAATGAATATTTGAATCAACATCCAGTATTGAAAGAAGATATTTTTCAACGTGGTTTAGCCAAGACAAAAGCATGGTTGACCACACCGCTTGGTAAAGGTTTTGGTCAATCTAAAGACACACAAGTAATTCAAAATCTATTTGGCGCATTAAAGAAAAATACTGAAAAAATTGTCAGTTCTGGTCCAAGTCCATATGCTCCATCCGAAGAAGATGTCAAGAATAGTCCAACTCAAATTGGCCAAATTGGTGCTTTAATTGGTAAAAGATTTGCTGCTCTTCAAAACAATCCAAAACTAAATGCTCCAGCAACACCAGCTGAAATTCAAGCTGGTATGGGTCGTATTGAAGGTTTAATTTCCAAGATTCGTTCTAGTGGCATGGTTAAGGGTGTCGATAACATATTGGATGAAATTGGTATTTTTGCTAGACAACATCCAATGTTGACCAACATGATTGTTGCCGGTTTGGTTGCAGTATTGACAATGACTACTGGCGGCGGTTTATTTGGTATACCAATGTTAGGTAAGTTTTTAGTCGGCACAGCATTGAGAACTCTGATTGGTGTATTGAAGGGTGAAAAAGCAACACAAGCAGCTGCAAAAGCAGCAGTAGTATCAGGTGCAGGTATAGCAATTGGCAAAATATTGGGACTATTTTATGATAAAATCGCAGGTTGGTTGTCTGGTCCAAGTGATGGATCTGCATTGCCGCTGCCACCAAAGCCAATTCCAGCTCCTACTGCACCAGAACAACCTGGGTTTGATACAAGTAAAATTATTCCGGGTAGTGCAAACGATCCAAATCAAGGTATGTATGGTGGCGGGTCTGTATCTTCACCAGTTCAAGGTCAATGGCAATCGGGATATATAGCGCCTGAAGACATGAACAACAGAGGTTTTGGACCAGATACAGAGATGAACTACACTTCTACTGCAAATCCACCACCTGTAGCTCCAGCCCCAACTGGCGTCGGCGCAATTCCACCAGGCGGAACATTGCCTCCAGAACCTCCTCCAGTAACAGGTGTTGATATCCAACCAACTTTGACAGATCTACGTCCAAAACTTGATTCTTTAGCTAAATTAGCAAGTTCGACAGATGTAAGAGGTGCTACTGCTCCGGCCGCAAGACAAGCTGTTCAAAACTGGGTTGCTGGTATTAGTCAACCAGAAGCTCAAACAATGTTGGCAGATCCTAATGTAACAAATCAATTGGCACGTAAGGGTGCTTTGGGATTGTTGAAGAAGAAATTTGGTCTACAAGAAAGTGAAATTGATTTGTTAAAAGCTGAATTGATGGGTAGCGCTATTGCATTGACCGAAGCAAATCCATTTACAGCAGCCAAGAATTTCATGACTGGTGGACCAGCAGTGGGTGGCAAAAACGCACGTTTGGATTATAAACAAGTCGAAAGTGACTATTTGAAGTTCTTGAACAACATGGAAAGTAGTTTAGGTCTTAAGACCGAAAAAGATATTCTTGATACTCTTAAGAAGTATGACAAGACTTTTCCAGGCATATATGATTATGTGATGAAGGTTCGTAATTGGTTATATGGTGCTACACCGGAATCCAATAAACCACAACCAGAATCAGTTGTTGTTCCGCCAGAAGAAGTTCCTACTCCAACTAATCCAAATCCAAGTCCAACCAATCCTACAAAGCCTGAGGATAATCCAAATAAACCAGAAGCACCAACACCTGGACCTGGCGGCGGATATTCAAACAAAAATCTAGCAAAGTATTTGACTGCTTTGAAAGGCAGTCCATTATTTGCTGGTAATTTACAACAACGTGTAGTGGGCATGCTTAAGGCATCTGACAATCCAAATAGTCCAGAAGCAAAAGCAGGCATGGCTACATTAAAGACCTTCTTGGTAAATTTCAGCAAAGCTATTAGTGAAGCTTCTGCTCAATATCGTCAAAAGGTCGGAGATCCTAATGCTGTTCGTAAAGAAGTTGAATCAAATCCAGCATTTGCGGCCTTGGCTGAAGCAGCTGCTGATTTATTGGCACAAAACAAAGAAAGACAAGCATTCTTGGGCGAATTTAATGCTGCTATTCCAAATCTAGTTGGTGCAACTGTTGAACTACGTCAAATATTCAACAAGAACAATCCAAATAGTATTTATAACTTTGAAGAAAAGCCTACAGAACCCGCACAACCTCCAAAACTTCCAATGCCTGCACAAAAACCAGGTTTGAAGATTGCTCCTCCCGTAATTGGTGGTCAAAAAGGATTGCCTGCTGGTTTTACGCCAAAGGTCACTGAAGATTTGGAAACCCGTGGTAAGGCTGTTACGCCAAATCCAGGCGCATCTGGTAACTTGACTGCTCCAGATATTGCTAATGCACGAGGAATGTTTGCCAAGTTGATTGATCTGGGTCCAATTCTACAAAAAGTTAACCCTAACAGTTTGGACAAAGCTTCCTTGAAACAATTGATCATTACATTCTTGGATATTGGTGATGTCTTGGTTTATAAGAAGGGTAGTAAAAAGACCAACAAAGCAGTTGATGCAGCCCTTCAAGGTTTGGATATTCTCGGATCTGGTGGTGCACCTGCTCCTCAAGCACAACAAGGTGGATTTAAACCTAAAGAAAAGACTTTGGTTATAGCTGGACCAGAAGAAAAACCATTGACACCAAAAGCTGTTTATCAATATTTTGGTGATAAATGGAATCTTGTGACAAAGACTGGTCTACAACCACTTGATGCAAAGGGTGCGGCCAATAAGATTGCTAAGTTGAATGCAATTGCTAAGGATGGTAGAAACGACTATGACAAAGCAATTCAATTGATGAAGACTAACAAGAATGATAAGAGCAAAGGTATTAGTTATGATCTAGGTAATCAAATTAAAGAAGGATTATACGATCTTAACGATTACAGAAAGTTCTTTATTTGATACAACGTTAAATTATTCTAGAAATACACCTACTTTTACGGTGGGTGTATTTTTTATTTGTTGACATCTTAGCATAAACAAGTATACTGAGGAACATAGTATGAATATTAATATAAGTAAACAAGAATTGGCTTCATTGGTTTTTACTGAACAAGTTAAGACCAATGTTGAAAATACTTTGAAATCCCATTATGGAGTTAAAAATGTTAATTATCGTTTACTAAATTACGGTATGGGAATTGAAATAAGTGGTAGCGATAGTTTTAACTTTATAAAAGGAGCTGTTGTAAAAGTTACAGGATTACCATCTGAAACGTTTAGCATTATGTCTGAAGATAAACAGAAATGTTCTGCTTTTTATGTTTACATGCCTGAGAAAGATAGAATGATTCATAAACGCATACCTAAAGATAAAATTAAGTTCTAGATATATTCTGTGATATTTATTAAGACCAACTTAATGTGAAAGGATTTTTATGTTCGGAATTATACGTAGAGTTTTTAATAAAATTTTTGGAAGTAACAGTGGGTGCTGTAAACTTTCAAATAACGGCGAACTGACTAATGAGTTGCAAAAATCATATGTTACACAGAAGTCATATGCCAGTTCAAAGTGAATAAAGTAAAATAAACAAATAGAAGGAAATAATAAAATGAAGAAATTAGTATTGTTGGTAATGTCACTGTTTGCTGCATTGTCAGTCGCACGTGCCGCAGATATTGCAAACCTCTCTTTGGAGGGTGGTTACAATAACTATTATGTTGTCAATGGTGTTGCTTACGCACAAGATCTCCCATACGCAAGTATTGGAGCATTGAAGTCATTCAAGTATGCTGATGTATATGTTGGTGGCACATTGTTGGCAAATGGTAACCAAGATCAATCTCACTGGTTGGTAGGTGCTGGAAAGAACCTATATACTTGGAATCAATTCACTGCTCGTCTAGACGGCAGTGTTATTCGTCACCAAACTGGTGGTAGCATTCTAGGTAATTCTACCGAAACTGGTGTAAAGTTGGCTCTACAAAACCCATGGGTAACTCCATATGTTCGTGGCGCTTTCAACTTTGAGTTGCACCAGAATGCTTACTTTGTTGGTGCAGAACGTGCTCAAAAACTACCATTTGGTTTGGTTTTGACACCTGCTGTCGAATGGGGTAAGTCAACTAGTTATGAAGCTTTTAACGCTAAGGCTTCTTTGACTCGTCCAGTAACTTTTGCTTGGGGTTCTGTAACTCCATTTGCTGAAGTTGGATGGTTCCATAATGGAACATTTGAAGCTGCATCAAGAGCATTTGCTGTCAATCGTTTTGATAATGATGTAGTTTACAGTGCTGGTTTGAAGTTGACCTTCTAATAGTCATTTTAAATAAAACCAATACAGACCGCTGGGTAATACCGGCGGTTTTTTTATTTAAAAATTTCATTGAATTTCAATTTAAAACACTATATATTAGTAGAAATATGATTTTATCATCACAACCTAGTCTAGTAAGTCAAGCCCCATCGGGGTATTGATGACGAGGTTGTTTGCTTCTAAAAGATTCAACCCGTCATCCAAAAAAGATGATGGGTTTTTGATTTTAGGCGTTGACAATAAGAAAAGGTGTGGTATAGTGATTATATGTTCGGGGTTGAAACTCTATCTGGTGTCCCCAACGAAAGTTAAAACACTTGATCGGTCTGAGGGTGATATGCTCGGCGCAGAACCCGACTGGCGATAACTGGATTAAGAAAATAATAATTTTTAAATGGGCGGGTAGCTCAGTGGTAGAGCACCACGTTTACACCGTGATTGTCGGAGGTTCGATCCCTTTCCCGCCTACCATTTTAATATCGGAGTGTAGCTCAGCTTGGCTAGAGCGCTTGCTTTGGGAGCAAGATGTCGTAGGTTCAAATCCTATCACTCCGACCAATTTCGGGCGTATGGTGAAATGGCAGACACGCGAGTCTTAGAAGCTCGTGGAGAAATCCGTGGGGGTTCAAGTCCCTCTATGCCCACCAAATTAAAAAGTGACTTTAAAATCATATTTGGTCGTATGATCATTGAGTGTAATTGACCTTTCGGGTGTAGTCACACATACCCAGTTTTTAATTCCTTATGGAAGGGTGGCTGAGTGGTCTAAGGCGGTGGTCTTGAAAACCGCAGGGGTGTAAAAGCCTCCGGGGGTTCGAATCCCTCTCCTTCCTCCAATTTTACGGAAAGGTGTCTGAGTGGTCTAAAGAGACAGTTTGCTAAACTGTTGTGGGCTTAAACACCCACCGAGGGTTCGAATCCCTCCCTTTCCGCCATTTTATATGGGCCAGTAGCTCATTTGGTAGAGCGTCTGCTTTGCAAGCAGAATGTGGCAGGTTCGAATCCTGTCTGGTCCACCAATTTTAACGCGGGTGTGATGTAACGGTAGCCTACATCCTTGCCAAGGACGATGAGAGGGTTCGATTCCCTCCACCCGCTCCAATTTATTTATGAAAGTAGCAATATGTTTTAGTGGAAAATTTAGAAACAATTACAAACGAAGTTTTGAGTCATTGAAACGCAATTACTTAGACAAGTATGATTGTGATATTTATTTTCATTCATGGTCTGATCCACAACAAGAAGATGTAATAAACTTATATCGACCAGCTAATTATAAAATTGACGATCAAATTGAATTTGACGAAAGAGGATTGAAATGTAATATTTGGTCTAATACATCTATTCATAATAGTTTATCCCAATATTATTCACTTAGACAATCTTTTTTGGTTGTTAAAAAATCTAACAATTATGATTTTGTAATTAGAACACGGTTTGATTTAAATCATGATAATCTTGTATACGATCTAAATAGTTTAGATAAAAACGTTATAAATTTACCAAAGTGGTCAACATGTGTTGATCCAAGAGTATGTCATAGAGGATACTGTGATGTGTTTGCCGTGGGTAATATAAACAACATGGAAGTATACAGTAAAATATTTTCAAATTACATATACTACATATTTGCTGACATGGAATATAGAAATTATTTACGTGGACCAAATTGGCCTGGTCAAGATTCACCACTTAGAAATGAATATGTTGTTAAATGGCATTTAAATAAAAATAAAATTCCAGTTAACGAAATGGATCTGACAACCACGACACTTAAAACAATTATTCGTTAATAATTTTTCAACTGGAAATTTGTGGTAATGTAGGAAACTTTGAATCTTCTTGTAAGACCGATCAATTTTTTAATATAAAGGAATATTATGGGATTTAAAAGAGTAAAAGCACATAGCAGAAAAGGTCATAATAGAACAATTAAGACCAAGACAGGAACAAAGACAGTCAGAGTGAAGGCTTCTAAAACCGTTCACTCTAAGAGAAAGAAAAAATAAGTTTATAACTGGGGATTTGCATAATGGTAGTGCGGAAGACTTTGAATCTTCTTGTAGGGGTTCGATTCCCTTATCCCCTGCCAATTTATTCGGGATGTAATGTCAAAAGTAGACGGCCTGTTTTGGAGACAGGAGGTTGAGATTGCGAAATTCTCCATCCCGACCATTTTGATTGTTAGTGTATAGAATTATAGCACGATACCCGTAGGAGGGTATAGGAGACTGACGTTGACGAGAGAGACATTTGGAACGCTTAGTGAAATCCTCGTATATTCGCAAGTCACGGTCATCCAATTTATAAATCTTGTGGTGGTTTAGCCACGGCGTGAGGGACACGATACACCCCTGTATGTCTGACCCGGACGAATCTGTTCCAGATAGGATAGGGTTGATTTTATGAGTATTTATACTGAATTAAATTATCGTCTATACAGAGATGAAACTCCATATTCAAATTGTGAAGTAGAAAAGTATATAGACAACAATTATCCACATACAAATATTGATTCAACACTTTTAGATTGTTTGTTCGAGCATTTTAAACCAAATTTTGTATTGGAGATTGGTTCGATGGTTGGCAATAGTTGTATAAAGATGTTGGAGTCATTTAAGACAGTAGAGTTAAATGATTCGTATGTAGTTTGTATAGACCCATTTACAGGTGATGTAAACATGTGGGATTTGGAATATACTTTACAAGATTGGTATAGATTTCTGAGATTAGAAAATGGCATACCAACCATATATAAAAGATTTTTGGCAAATACATACCAATATAGAGATAAAATTGTTCCTATTAACTGCACGGCATTCACCGGAATAAATCTTTTGGAGAGATTGTATAATACACATAAATCAATTTCTTCATTACCCACTTTAATTTATTTAGATAGTTCTCATTGTAAGAATGAAACATTTCTTGAAATTGTAGAATGTTGGGATAAATTGTTAGGACCAAACACTTTGTTGTTTGGAGATGATTTTTCTCACCCAGATGTTACGCACGATGTTCTTCGAGCAGCCAAAACATTTACACTTAATTTAACTTTGAGAGATCAAATAAAAGACAAATTGGCGCCAATATCATTTCTAAAGGAAGATGTGTTGGTATATAATAATCAGTGGATGTTATTTAAATAAATTTTGATCATTGATATATTAGTCTTGACCATTCTATTTATTATTGTAGACTATAAACAATACGCGGGTATGATGTAATGGTAGCCTGAGGCTCTTCCAAAGCCTACGTGTGAGTTCGATTCTCACTACCCGCTCCAATTTAAGTATTATGGCAACCAAAGGAATGAGACGACAACATTTACGTAAAACAAAAAAAGGTTATTGTAACGTCAAAAGTTGCAGTGTTAAAAAACGTAAGAAAAAATAATTTTATGGGCGTGTTCAGGTTTCGATTTAAGAAATGTGTCCATGTCAGTCACGCAGAGGATGATAGTTGGCCTCTTTAAATGTCTATCAAAACATAACTGCTGAAGAAAACGTAGTTAGCTATGACTTCTCTTATGATGATGTCGTAGCAATTGCAGCCTAATAAAAGGTTGCTCGTTTGTTTAATGATTGTTCGATAGTTAAACAAACGTCATCATCGGACTATGGTTGGTTGATTGATTTGCTCTTCCAATCGAAATTTATGTAAATCTTAAGAAGTAAATTTTTGACAATTTTGATTTTACTTTCTAACAAATTCAAATTGTAAAAGCGTGTAGTCTGGTATGGTTCAATTCTTAAAGACGCGAGTTCGATTCTCGCCACGTCCACCATTTTATCTTATAACCCAATGGGTTATGTAGTTGGCTCCGTCGCTCTGCGCGGGGCTTTTTTTATGGTTCAAAGTCAATATAACTATCAAATATGAGACAATTTTTATTGATCGGATCTATATAACCTTCATCGGTCAAATACTTTACCATGTGTTCTCTACAATGATCGTCTTCATACAAATCACACTTTTCTGGGTGTCTTAATACAACAAAACGATCATCCCATATGGTTATTTCGTGATTGTTGATTTTGATATCATGAAAATTAACGGTGTCCATATCTATAAGTATATTTATATTCAATGAAATCCTACAGTTTGCTATACGAACGAAGCATCTATGACTATTTGATTTGGGAACCTCAAGGTAAACTCAAAATTATTGCGGATGAATTAGATCAAATGAATAATTTTGGTTCGGATGATTTGTTCAGAGGTATGAGCAAAAAGGAATTGGATGTGTTACAAAAACATGGTAAAGTGACATCCAAAGGCAAAGGTAATACACGTCAAATTTATGGAAGTTATCTAGCTAGTGATTTTAAATTGAGTGCTAGATTTGCTTTGGTGAATTATCGTGATAAAGGTGAAGGGGTAATAATTGTAGTAGATAAAAATAAATTGCCAGACTTAAAAAGTGTTGATCCAGGCAATTTTGTTACTACTTATATACCGATAGAATCAGTCAAAGAAATTATAGATTTATCAAAGTTATGAGTCAAATTAAATTAAATAAAGCAGACGCACAAAAGAAAGTATATGAACTTACCGAAAAGTTGTTGTATGTAAAAAAAGACTTTAAGGATGTAGCAGCTGGTTATAAAGAAAAGATCAAGGAAATTGAAAACGAGATCAAAGCTGTTGTAGAAGAAGCTACCACTACAACTCCATAATAATATCAACCACGTTTTTTACGACGTGGTTTTTTTGTTGATTTTTTATCTTCTAGCTTGATGCTATTTATAAATTTTTCAACATTGACTTTTAATTTTTTCTTCATATAATTAACTATCATGCCAAAGCAAAAGACAGATACAAAAGTCAAAAGAAAGAAAAAGGTAGTTAAAAACATCGAAGTGGATCGTGAGATTTCTAAGCTTACGAAAGGTTTGGAAATTATAAGAAAAATATATACACTGAACGGATCCACATATAATGTGTTCAATCAAATTCCAAACGAATTGATCGTTGATCATACTACTGAAAAAGGTAGAAAGTTACTATCTTCAATTTATCCAGATAGTCACGAAATATATTTGGTTGAATATCATAAACCCGGTGAACCTTCATTTCCACATGGAGGTATTAAAATTTACAATAAAACGTTGGGAGAACTAAAATATGTTTATCCCGAATCTGTGGTCAAACACAAAGATGTTGAATATTACACTAAATCTATTGAAGTTGATTGACACATATAATTAACGTGATATTGTATAGTGAGTATAGGAGCTGATAATTCTTATATTTTATATAAAACATATCAAGTAAAAAACAGCAAACATATAATAAGTAAATGCACACTAAAAACAAGAAGAACGAAAATACTAATGAATCAGTAGACCGGTTTGTTATATTGAGAAATGGGGCTAGGGTTTCTGATGAAGAGTATAGTGTTAAGGAAGCGGCTCAGCCAGAGTATGAACATTGGAACAAGGTTATTACCAGATGGCCAGATGGTAGTAAGTTGGAAATTGTAAATCTTTCAAAGAAAGGTAAGTAATATATGGGTCTAAGAGAACAAATCAAACAAGCCAAGACAGAAACAGAAGTTACTGAGTTAGTCTCCAAAGGTAAATCCTATGAATGGGCTTCTGATCAAACCAAACGTTCTTGGAAGTCAACTGCGAGGTTTAGAATTGCTGAACTTACAAATTCAGTTCCTTCACAAACACCAGATAAATCTGTTGTCACGAAGAAAACAAAGAAGGTTAAAAAGTAAATAGTATTTAATAAGTTGTTTAGTTGAAAAGGGCGCCATTATTTGGCGCCCTTATTGTTTTTATTCGTGATATTTATTAACATGGCAAAAAAGTTTCAATCAAAAGTATTGCCATCGGAATTCAAAACGATGGAGGAATTTGTTATAAAGAATAAATTTAAATTGACTGAGCAAGTTGTATCATCAATTGAATTTGCCTTGAAGAACAATTTGTCTAACGTTGAAGTGTTCAGTTTTCGAAATACGGATTTTATAGTGGTTTTGAATGTGTCTACGTTTAAAGAAAACTTAGAAAACATATACAATTATTATATTAATACAGAACAATATGAGTTCTGTGAACGTGTTTCAAAACTTCAAAAAATAATTAACCAACAAAAACCTAATGAGCAAGAAAAAAGACACAAGTCCAAAAGTCCCTCAAAATCCAAAAATAAGGGATTCAATTCAAATTAAAAGTATAGACTTAACCGAAAAACAAAAACAGCTCATAGAAGTATTACGAGATAAAAACACAAAATTAGTATTTGTATCAGGTCCAGCAGGAACATCAAAAACATACACTGCCATACTTGCGGGATTACATTTGATTAACGATAAAAGAGTCAGTGAATTGATTTATATTAGAACTGCTGTAGAAAGTAGTGATAGTAAATTGGGATTTTTACCAGGCGAAATGGATGATAAAATGAGTCCATATATTCAACCGTTAGTAGACAAATTGGAAGAGTTACTTCAAAAACATGACATTGATAAATTAAAAAAAGAAGAACGAATTCATGGAGCACCAGTTAACTTTTTACGTGGTCTAAACTGGAATGCCAAATGTATTGTCGCTGATGAAGCTCAAAATATGACCAAAAAAGAATTGATAACATTAATAACCCGTGTAGGAGAATTTAGTAAATTATATGTTTGTGGTGATCCAGATCAAAGTGATATTAATGGTAAAAGTGGTCTAACTCCTATTATGAACTTGTTTGACGATGAAGAAAGTAAACAAAATGGTATTCATATATTTAGATTTGATGATGATGATGTAGTAAGAAGCGGATTAGTCAAATTTATATTAAAAAAACTTAAAAAGTTAAATTGATTGATAATTATATTTATAACATATGGCAGTATTGACTAATAGAGGTATATTGATTTCGGCATTAAACGCTTATTCTAACCCAAGCGTAAGTGACCTTCTTGTTATTCAAGATGTTACTAACAACCAAACAAAAAAAATAACAGTATCCGACTTTATAACGGGTGCTTTAAATAATGTTTCGGGTGATGTCAACCTTACCAGTCAAAATAATAAATTTACTGGATCTTTCTACGTTCCAAATACGAAAAACTTAAAAGTATTCGGAACTACAGCACTTGGTATAAAAGTAAATGGAAACATTGAATCTGCTGCCTTATTTGTATCTTCTTCTTTAACTCAAGGACAAGTAATACGTGGACGAGCTAATACAATTGATATGAGTGCCAACTCTATTGCTTTATCAGCCGCGGGTATAACTAATGCCGAAGTTTTTATAGAAGCAGAACAGATAAATATATTTGGACCTTCTTATTTTGATCAAACTATAACTGCCAATAGTGCTGTTATTACCAATTTGACATCAACTGTAACTGGTAACTTTTTTGGTGGGCTGTATGGTGATGTATATTCCGCTACTGGTCTTAAAATTCTAGAAAACGGTGCTGGACCAGTAAAAGATGCAACGTTTACTGGAACTTCAAGTTATGCGTCAAGAGCTAAATCATCATCTCATGCAAAAGTGGCAGACACTTCATATGTTTGTGTTACAACAGCTACTAGCGCTGATACTGCAACTTCAGCGTCATATTCTTTGAGTGGTAGTTTTACACAACGTGCTAGAAGTTCTTCATATTTAACATATAGTCCAAATAATGGATCAGCTTCGTATGCTATATTTGCAGCAACAGCGGAAAATGTTTTGAATCTACCTACTTTAGTATCTAGTGCAAGTTATGCTTTAAAATCTTCTACTACTGATGAAGTTGACGGAACTGGTCTTGGAAATGGCAGTGGTAGTTTCAATATTGCATTTTTCTCACAATCGAGAGTAGTTTCAAACGTTGGATTAAGAAGAATTACAAATGGAAATGGTGCGGGCAATTATCAGTTATTAGAAATATCATCATCAAGATATTTGAACGGAATACAAATATCATCTAGAGGATCTGGTGGGCAAAATCAATCTTTAATTGCGTTCTATAATTTGAATAATTCAAAAAGTTATCCAAATATTTCTGGATATTCAATTGGATCATTTACTAGTGGAAGTTTGATCTTTGTTGCGCCTATTGGTAGTGCTGAGTTTTCTTCATCTACCAGAGTCGCAGTGGGGTCTGCTCAACAAACTTATGGTCTTGTAAGCAGAAGATCTGGATATTATTTCTGGCCATATCTATCAGCAAATACTCCATCAAGAGAAGGATCTATTGGTATTGGTTTTCAACCACCAACATCGGCTGATACTGATTCAACGTTGCCTGGTAAGTTTAGTGTTAGATGTTTTAGTTCAAGCAAAGCACACGTTGGTAAAGTCACTGGACAAGCTTTGACTGGAACTGTGAAGTTGCCTGAGTATGCAATTTATGTAGACTATGGTTCTAGTAGTTACGCTCCAATTTTCAGTGTGGGTGCTTCTGGTTCAAATGCTGGTGACGTTTATGTTGGTGGTGACATGACCGTGGCAGGAACATTAAATGCTACACTTGGTTATGGAACTAAAACTGCAAATGCATTTGCAGTAAGATATCCACTTGGTGCGATAACTTACGGAGATTACATCTTCTATTGTCAAGCCAATTTCACAAACACAGGATACTTTTTTAGACTAAATCAAGTTACAAATGAAGTAACTAAAATTTTTGACGGAAATAATACTTTTTCTCCAGCAAGACAGTTTTATGCTGGTCACATGGCACTTCATAAATTTGACAACAATGGTGTCACTGGAGATTATATAGTGGTCACCGATAGTTCATACATATATGCAATCGGAGCTTTGACTTCTGGAACTCCAACAATCACAGAATTTTCAACTGGCGGAGGTAATTTTTATCAATTTAAATGTGCGTATGTAGATGCGTCTTCTGGTTTACCTGGAACCGGTGCAGGAACACCAACACGCCCTACTTTCTACTTGTTACCCGACTCGTATCAAGCTGGAGGTAATGGGGCTAATGCTATAACGATGTATAAGGTTTACTGGAATGGATCTGCATATACCTATGCTACAGTAGGAACAGCATTGGATATATTGAATAATTCTCTTGTATTGGGTAATTCAAATTTGGTGAGTATAAATGGCACCATTAACTACAATACAATAACCAACATATATAATCCAGTTAAACGTAGATGGTATTGTATTAATAACAACAGTGGTATGTGTGATATATTCAATATCAGTGCGTATAGTTCTAATGATATTGGAGCATGGTGGGCCCAGGCTGCAGCAACTAGAGATCCACAATTGCAATATGTAAAGACTATTGTAATTCCACAACAGGGTTCTAATTACTGGACTGATTCTAACTGGGAATCATATGGTTTGGAGTATGACACAACCACGGGTCAAGAAAAGTTCTGGACATGGAACCGTGTCAACAACAGTTTATTGACTGGTATTGTTGGTAAATCGCCATACTACGGTAGCTAAATTTAAAGTATAAAAGAAACAATACGATATTTATTAACATATGTCAAGTCCATGTAACAGCTTAAACGTTCAGACAATCAAGGTAAGTTCACTTTATGGTATAACTGGGAGAAGTAGTGGAACAGGTGCTTTTCCAAAAGGTAATGTAATTTACCCAGATGATATTTTTCTATTGATTCAAAGTGGATCCACATCATCGCCGGGCAACTTGTATTCAAGAAAAGTTACCGCTGATGATTTTCTCACTTTTTTAAGTTCTACAACCGGTAGTTATATTGGTGATTTTTCTGGTAGTTTTTCAGGCAGTTATACAGGTAGTTTTAAAGGAAAATTTACAGGCATACATACTGGAAGTCTTTATGGAACAGCTAGCTGGGCCAATAAAGCTGTTACTGCAAAAACTGCATCATACGTTTCTGGTTATCCAAATGGATCAGGAACTACAGATTATTCTACATATTGGGTAGATACAGATACCGTCGGTGCCAATAGTTATATACGCAGATCAACCACCATGAGTAGTCCTGGTGGTGGTTGGGATTCTACAAGTGGTAGAACTGTTCTAATGAGACCACTGAATGTTGGAACACAAGGTTCTCTTGGTAGTGGATTAGTTGGGCAACATTTGATACAGTTTTCATCATCAGCGACTGTTGGCGGATCTGTTTTCATGTATGACTTGGGTCTACAAAACTCAAACAACTACATAAGAACTGGTGCTAACTTTGCTATTTTCTATTCTGGATCTTTTGATGCTGGTGCTTGGTCTGGTGCTGGAATTGATGCTATTTGGAGACCTGATACTTCGGCAAAGAGCGGCAAAACTGGTTTCGTAAGTTTTGGTGTAAGACAACGTTTGGTTGGTGTTGGACATTTTCCAGTATCAAGTAATGTTAATGCACAATTACATGTTCATTTGACTGGATCTTATGGGTGGCCAGGGTTCTCATATTCACCTAATTATAGCACATACAATCCAAACCAAAATGTATTCTTGGTAACATCTGGAAGTTCATATACCAAATTGATGAGAGTAAGTGGTAGTGGTCAATTAGATGTTCGTGGTGATATCGTAGCTTACTCTACATTTGCTTCATCTGATGCTCGATTAAAGGATGACATTAGACCAATTGAAGATGCTATTGACATGACAAAAACATTAAACCCTGTGTCATTTGTTTGGAATAATACCGAACAAGCCGACTTTGGGTTAATAGCCCAAGAAGTAGAAGAAGTCTTTCCAGAATTTGTTAAAGAAGACATGAATGGATATAAAGTAGTTAAATACAATTCTTTTGTGTCGTTATTGATTAAAACTGTTCAAGAACAACAATTACTCATAGAAAATTTACAAGAACGTGTTGCAACATTGGAAGATAAATAATTTATGTCTGCCATACCAAGGTTAAATAGAACAGGCCCCATTGCATTTTCTCAAATTACAACGGGAACAGCCTATGGTGCCATTAATAATCTTATTGATAACGTTGTAGGAACTCCGGCAACACAGAATGTTTCATTATCAGCTTCACTTGGATTGTTAATTAAAAACTTGGGAAATCCAGTGACAGATACAAAAGATTCACTAGGTATTGGCATAGGATTAGTAACACTCAATACATCAACAGATGCTAGAATGAGTGAATTTTATGGTGGTAATTATATTAGTGCTTCTATACGAGAATCTGGAGTTAATCAAGGCGTGTGGTTTGGACAGTTTTATCCAGATAGTGTAGTTCCAAATTCTAATTTTTTAACAAGAGAAACATCCAGCCGAGTATATAGATATTCTTTATATTCCAAACCCAACCCGCCGGGTAGCGCAGCATTCAGATTACAATATTCGTATGTAAGACCAAATGATTCAGATGAATATATTACGAATCTCACAAGTAATAATATTTACAAGTTTGTTTTAAAAGACGGTGTTTCTAATGCTTTTACTTCAAGTTTATTTACAGGATCATGTTCATCAACATCAACAACCGCTGCAACCTCATTGTTTCAATCTTCAAATACTACAAATTTTCAAACAGCAATTGATACCACTAGAACTTCTATTAATGCTAGTAGTGCTATCACAACATTTCAAAAAAACGATTTGAATAGTATTTGTAGTTTTGTCTCTACATTAATAAATACCCCAGAAACTTATACATTATCTGGTTATACACGTTCTATACCAGTAACTATCACGGGTGCTGGAACAAGAACGTTTGCAGTCGAAGGATTTATAGCTAACACGTATCCCAGTGGTAGATATTTTTCAGGGTATATTTCTGCTACAGGCTGTGCTGGTTGGCCTAATTTAACATATTCAGTGCCTGATTCCCAAACAACTGAAGGAAGTGCAACTTTTTCTGTTTCAACAATTTCAGATCCAAGTTCTGTTAGTGGTTGTGGAACAGCTCCTTCTATAACTATTTCAAATACAGCTGTGACTCAACGTTGTGGAGTTACTGCGCAATTGACTAATACTCCAACATTATCAAATCAAGTAAAATTTACAGGTAGTGCGATATTCACAAATCCATCTTCAAATACTTTAACTGCTTCGTTTACATTAAATCCTGATTGGACAAATCTTGCTAATGGACTGTCTTTATATGCTGCTCCAGCTGGTATCGCACAGCTGTTGCCTACATTTACTCCATCAACATTTGCATTGGCACCAGGTAAGTCTCAGATTGTGAATTATGGATTTGGGTTGGCTTATTATAATCAATCATATCAAAGTTCAAGTTTCTCAGCAAAAGCTTCATTTACCGCATCATTTGCGACAACTCCTACCGTTACACTTAAAAAAGGACAAATTACTGCCACTTTAGATAAATCTGTATGTTTTATTGCTGCTGCACCTCCTTCTATAGGTGGCGACGATGAAATCGGTGGTGGATGTCCAGCGGCATGGCAACTCATGGAAACTTTTGAAAGAGGATTTATACCAGCTAGAGAAATTGAAGTGGGTATGCATCTACGTGATATTGAGGATGATAAATGGAATGTTGTAACAGTTGCCTATATAGCAAAAGCTCCAATTTATAGAACCATTATAGAAAATAATCCATTTGATGTTGATTCATCTCATCAATGGTATGTTGGAAATGGTGTTTGGAGAGTTGTAACTGATATTAAGGCTGGTGATTTATTGACTGGCACAAATGGTGAACAATTGACTGTAAATGATTGTTATTTGTTACATAAAGAAGAAGAATACATGCACTTAAATTGTGAGAATCAAAGATTTGTGATGGGAACGAATGTTATAGGTCATAATTTCCCAGGTGGTGGTCAAGGAGTTCAAATTCCTATAGTAAAATGGTAATTTTTTGATCTTGACAGATATATATTCTTGGTGGTAAATTATCACCACGGCAACGCTCGAGTGAGGTTGCTATGATAATAAGTTCAATAGAATTATTATAAAAAGAAAGGAAATATATGTCAGTTAGATATAAAGTGCCAGCATTGCGTCACATCAATCGTGACGATTTTATTACCCCATTCGATAAAATTTTCGATGAGGTTTTCACAAATACATTCCCAGAATTGACCAAGGATTTTGGTGTTGGGTTTTTTGAGAAACAAAGTTATCCCCGTGTAGATGTCGTGGATTATGACGATCACATTGAGATTGTTGCCGAAATTCCAGGCCTTGCCAAGGAGGAAGTTTCAGTTGAAATTGAGGAAAATCTCTTGATTATTAGTGGACAAAAGACTAAGGATGTCAAGGAGAACAGCAATAAAACCTATATTCGTAGAGAACTAAAACACAGTAGTTTTAAACGTGCTTTTGTTTTGAGTGATCTATTTGATAAGGATGATCCTGAAGCAAGGTTTGAAAATGGTTTGCTTACAGTGACGGTTAACAAGATCAAACCAACACCTCCTACAACAAAAAAGGTTAAAATTAATTAATATCTTTAAAAATTGTTATGTTCAAACCCTCCTTAAGTGGAGGGTTTTTTATTTTTAAAGATATTTATATATATGATCAAATTTAAACATCTCGTAATTTTCACATCCATGTTGATTGCAGGTTGTGCTGCATTCTTTAGTGTGTATGGTATTGGATTATTATTTTCTGGTGCTATTTTGGCTGCGATGATAATGGCCAGTGCTTTGGAATTGGGTAAATTGGTAACTACATCTTGGTTATTTAGATATTGGAATATTGCTAATGTATTGATGAAAACATACATGGTAACAGCCGTTTTGGTATTAATGTGTATTACTTCTTTGGGTATTTTCGGATATCTTACAGCTGCTTATCAAAAATCTTCATTAGAAACTGAACTTGCCAATACAAAGATAACAACGTTGGAAACTCAAAAAACAGATGAATCAAAAAAGCTGGACGCTGTTAAATCTAATATTGATAAATTATTGGCACTAAGAGCTAATCAAGAGTCTCGTTTGAGTGAAACACTTACTAATGCATTGATTGCCAGAAATCCAATTCAGTTTCAAAACATTCAAAATCAAATTAATGAACAAATTACCGGTATAAATTCTCAACTAGAAACAGAAAATACCAAGTTGAAAGATGGTTCAGAAAAGGCTATAAAAATTGATGAAGAAATTTTCAAATTAAAGATTGAAAATAGTCAAAAGAAAGACATTACTACATTTAAATTTGTAGCAAAAGAATTTGATCAAAACATTGATACGGTAGTTAAATGGTTTATTATTGTTTTGATTACTGTATTTGATCCATTGGCAGTAGTATTGTTATTGGCCTATAACATGTCATCAAATTATAGACTTGATACCGAAGATCGTGACTACGAACTTTATAAACAAAAAAATAAAAAAGAAGATCTATTTGAAAATAATGAATCAGAATCTGGAACAGAAAATAAATCAGATTTAGTTTCGCCAATCAAAGGTGCTCATGGACCTGGTATTCCATCATCTCCCACTATCATTGAAAAAATTGTTGAGGTGGAAAAGCCTGTTGAAGTAATCAAAGAAGTAGAAAAAATAATTGAAAAGCCTGTTGAAGTAATCAAAGAAGTAGAAAAACAAGTAGAAGTTGAGAAAATTGTGGAAAAACCAATTGAAAAAATTATAACTAAAATTAAGAAAAGTAGAGGACAAGGTATCAGAGGATTATTCAGCTTCTAAAATAAAAAATTGTTTTATAGAAGTTTAACTATATATTACTGTTAAACTATGAATAACGAAGAACTTATAGAATTGCGTCGTATTCTACTGGATGCCAGTGAAAATAATGATTGGTCTTTAGTAGAAGAAGCTATAGATTATATTGGTGAATATGTTGAACTTGATGAAGAATCCGACGAAATATGATTGTTACAATATTAGTTATATCTTTGATTATTTCCATTTCGATTGGCATTTTCATTTATATTTTGCTTAACAAGGCACTGTCTCGTATAGATTTGTTGGAATCTCAACTCAATACCATTGAATCAATGAATAATGACCTAGTTCAGTGGGTCAATGATTTTAGAAAACTTGTAACTAATGTATACAAAAAGTTGAAACAAGTTGATGAACGTGGTATATTTGAAAAAGATGATGATGTTGGATTTGTTTTTACTGACATTTTGAGCATTATCAATGAATGCAACAAAAGGATTAATGATAATGATGACAACAATACCTCTAATGAAGAACAAAACAAAAAGTAAGAAATCTTCAAAAAAGAAGACAACCTTGCGTGTTTCAAAACAACCATCGAAACAAAAAGTCAAGGTTGTATATGATGTAAAGATTAAAGCGAAACAAAAAACTAAAAAAGTTGTTGAACCACAAAAAAAATTTATACCCGAAATTGTAATTAAACGTGACAGTGATGTAAATTTGGCACAACCTTCTACAAATGACAATACTAACAACGTAGAAGATATAACATTTGATGATGAACCAAAACGTGTAAGACGCCGTGGTAGAAACAAAAAAGAAAAAATATATTTTAGTAAGGCTACAGAAGATGCTATTGTCGAATATAATGCTCAAGAAAATAATGATATACGCAACACGATCTATAATGAACGTATAAAGTTTAGTTTTGAAAAGTTGGTCGAAAACATATACAATACTTTTAAATTTACTTACTTTGATACTGGTCCGTTGGAAATTCAACGTGAAACTGTCGCACATCTTGTAGCTAACATACACAAGTTTCAATCGGGTAAGGGAAAAGCGTTCAGTTATTTTAGTATTGTTGCTAAGAACTATTTAATATTTCATAATAATAACAATTATAAAAGATTTAATCAACATGTAGATATTAGTGACACACCTAGTGAAGATTCAGTATGTTTACAAACCGAAGATGCTCATCACCGTGATGTTCAAACTCAAGAATTAATGAAATTGTTGATTGACTATTGGGAAAAAAATATTACTAAAATTTTCTCAAAAGCAAAAGATCTTAACATCGCATATGCAGTAATTGAATTGTTTAGAAATTGTGATAGAATTGAAAGTTTTAATAAAAAGACATTGTATTTATACATCCGTGAAATAAGCAATTGTAAAACACAACAAATAACAAAAGTGCTTAATAAAATGAAAAGTTATCAATCCACAGTTATGAAAAGCTATATAAACCGTGGAACAGTATAATTAAACAAACTATATTTCTGTGTATAAAAACAAAACCAATCGACAAAACGGTTGGTTTTTTCTATTTATTGAATATGGACACAGACTTTGAAATATACAAGGGTAAGAATTTTGCCAGCTTGTGCAAAGATATTGTAAAAAATTCAGAAAGTAAGAAAGATCAAATAGATATTCTTATTTCTGAACTTAGAACTCTTATTAAAACTGTAAATGATGCTGTTATTATAGTTCCTCTCATAAAAGACTACTATGATGTTGGTATTAAAAACGATGAACAGTTGGTTAAATTAGCATCTATAGTTCAAAAGTTGGTTGCTAAAGGTGAAGCAAGTGGTGAAGGAAATAACATGATTTTGTCTGACGAAGAACGCAAACAATTGATGGATGACGTGGTATCTATCGCTAAAGTATCTAAATAATTATGGCTGATTCATCTACAGATATTTCTAGATACATAAAACAAACTCCAACTGGTGTTAACTCTAAAAATTTGGTTGGAGATAATCCAAATTTTCAGTTGGCAGTTGTAGTTGATATTATTTTAAATGACGAACATCCATTTTTTGGAAAAGATTTAGATGCGGAAAATACACAAATACCAATCACTGTAAACCCGCAACAAATACCAGTTAACTATAAGAATGATGTTCCATCAAGTTCAGATGTTGACTACAGTTTTATTGGGCGTGCTAAAGTTAGAATATTAGATATAGAGAAGAAAACTCCTCTAGAAAAATTGCCGTGGGCTATACCATTGGATAATACTATTACACAGTATCCTCTTTTGAATGAACAAGTATTGGTAATAAAAGTTGGTGGTAATTTTTATTATACAAAACCGTTTAATAGATTTAACTTTGTAGGAACCAATGCAGACTTTGTTACGGAGATTGGCTTTAGTAATGATAATAGTAGTGCTACTCCCGCGAACCCTGATCCGTTTAGAAAAACATATATTTCTCACCCACTGTTCAAAGCAGTTACCAAAGTTGGATATTTGGGCGATTATTTTATTTTAAATCCTTTCATTCGCAGTGTTAGAAAATTTGAAGGTGACACTGTAATTGAAAGTCGTTTTGGTCAATCAATAAGATTCACTGCCTATGACTTTAATAGATCCTCTGATAAGTCGATTTATCCATCATATGCAATTAATTCTGGTCTATTTAGAGACTCTGTTGCCGGTGGTTACGGTAATCCTCGTCTCATAATTAGAAATAGACAGAGAAACATTGCACTGGATAAACCACAACAATTACATCCAAAACTTCCTCCTATTTTGCCAATCAAACCTAGAGAAAAAAACTATGGTGGACAAATAGAAGAAGATATTAATAATGATGGAACCACAATTGAAATAAACAGTGGACCGCCAACGAGCAATTGGAAAACTACAGTTTATAAAAGCATGTTTGGGGTTACTAAGAATGATAGAAAACCAACAGAAGAACAAGTCAAGTTTAATCCAGCAGGTTCTACTAATTTTGAGTTTCCGGTATTAAATGGAGATCAATTGATTGTTAATACAGATAGAATAGTGTTGAGTAGTAGATTTGCCGAAACATTTCATTTTAGTAAAAAACGATATGGTATTGCTACAGATAATGAATACACTGTGGATGCAAATGATCAAGTTGTATTGACCACAAATAGATTGGCTTGTATTAATGCACCACAGATATTTTTAGGACAATATGGAGAAACAAACGAACCCGCTCTTCTTGGACAAACAACTGTTGATTGGCTCTATGATCTTTGTAACTGGATACTTGATCATGTTCATTGGTATCACCACGTTCATCCTCACCCTCACGGTCACGATGATGCTGGTCAAATCACTCAAGAAAATACAAACGACGCTGTTCCAGATCAAACACAAATACCAGTTCAACAAATCAAACTAAAATTGTTACGTGATAATTTACATAAAACACTAAGTCGTCGTGTATTTGTAACAGGTGGAGGATATGCACCGGGTTCAAATGGTGTTAAACCAGCCGGTAGTGGTGCTGAATGTGCGGCACCTGTAATTATAAACACAGTTACTGGTGCTGGTGTTGTTGGTGACTTTAAAGGTAGAAATCGTAGAGAAGGTCCAGTTCAGATTGAGTTTGAATTTGAAAGTTAATTTATTATGGAACAAAAATTAGTAGACATTCTTGGATTCTTACAACCTGATAGTGGAAACAATTACAGTAAAGGTCTATACCTCAATGGTAATGCTAAAATTATTTATGCATTTGAAGATATTGTTCCAATCATAGGCAGTGGATTTGGATATTTTGTTGGTGATAATGATTTTGGCACCTCAGACAAAGGTTATACTTACTCGGAACTATACAAATATTTAGACGAAAGAGGAGTTTTGCCAGATGTTCCAGACAAAAACAACTTACCACCCGTAATTGTTGGATATGCTGGGCCCAGAACACCACATCAAAATATTATTGTTAATATAAATCAACGTCCAATTTTTAGAGAAATATATTATTCAAAATGGCCATGTTTGAAAGATTTGGAAACATCAAAACTAGACACATTTTTATTAACAGTTCATGATTATATACAACGTTATGAGACTGCGTTGTTAAGCGGAGATGTTTCATCCGTAGATAAAAGCAAAGAAAGACAGAAGGCACATCTTCAAGCTGTAATTGATGATGCGATGGAAAATGTTAAATCAGGTAAGTGGGACAAGAATAAAATTCCATCTTGTTTTCTTCCAGACCCAGATCCGGCGTTGGCTGGTCCTCCATCACAAACAATATATGGAACATTAAACAAGCCTGCCACAGTAGATAATCCGAACATTAAGCTTCCATCTCAAACACCAAAACAATTGGACCCAGAAAAAGGTTTGACGGAAATAGATAAAAAAGACGATGATTTAGAAAAACAATTAGAAAAAAGCAGCGCTGATTTTGACAAACAAATGTCAGATTCTTCCAAAGATTTTGATAAACAAATGTCCGAATCTAAAGACATCTTTGCAGAATCTTCTACTTCATCTACTACCCCATCAGAAGGTGCGACAGTAACTTCGACAACTACAGTATCAGAAACGGTTCAAAAATCTGAAACTGTAAGTGGTGGTGGTTATACAGTAAGAACAAGTTTTGCTTCAGATGATCCAAGATCAAAAATGACTCAAGCTGAGTTGGCTGCTCTTCCAAACGGTGCTGGTCAAACCGAATTTAAAGTTCCTGGTAAAAATGAAACAACGACTACGGTTGAATCGTTGAATTCATCGGTTAGTTCTGTATCAAATGCTTCTGGAACTGAAGTTGTATCCAAGTTACAAGCTTCTACGGACATTAAAACTGTTCCTAAAATTGAAACTCCAAAAGTTGAAACACCTAAATTTGTCAAAGATGGTCTTGGAGACAAATGGAGTCCAGATAAATTTAAACCAGAAACAATTGCTGGTAATACCAAATTTGTTGATCCAGTCACGGGTAACATTGGATCAACTGAAAAAATAGCAGCAGTAGATAAGTTAAAAAGTTCATTGCCCGAGATTCCTAAACCAAATCTACCTGACCTACCAAAAAATCCTATACCAGAAAATATAACAAATGCTGACGCAGCATTAACAAAACTATCTGGTGGCAATATTGATTCAATAAATCCAGCGTCAGTCGTAAAACCTCCAAGTGCATTGGTCCAAGCTGCTACTGGTGGTTTATTGGGAGGAGGATTGGGTGCTGGAATTGGTGCTATTGCGGGAGGAGGACAAGGTGCTTTAATTGGAGGGTTATCTGGAGCCGCTGTAGGAGGTGGATTAGCCGTTGGTGGTATTGGAGGTGGACTTTTAGCTGGAGCTGGATTAGGTGGAGGTATTGGTGCAATTGCTGGGGGTGGCCAAGGTGCTTTAATTGGTGCAGCTGCGGGAGGAACATTGGGTGCTGCGGCTGCTAAATTAGCTTTGGTAAAAAATGGTATGCCAAAGCCAAAAATACCAAAACCACCATCAGCACCCAGAGTCAAAAAAGTCAAAATAAAAGCACCAAAGAAAATGCTTCCAACAAAGACGACAAAAGGTGCTGAAGATTTATTAAATTTACAAAAATCTAAGTTAGAAGCGTCAAAAACACAACTTAGTTCTCAAATAACTGCTAATGTTAATGTGGATCAATTGAACTCTTTAGGTGGAATGGCATAATATAAATTTCGTAAAATACCAAACAAGTTAATAATTATATATAATATGAAAATAGAAGCGTTAAAAGAACTCATCAGACAAGAAGTTAGGTCGATTGTCAAAGAGGAAGTAAGAAATTGTCTATTTGAAGCATTTTCTAATCCAAACCAAAAAATGGTGACAGATTCACATTCTTCGTATAAATCAGCAGTAATGGAGACTGTTGAAGAAGAGCCTGTCCAATCACAATCAACCAAAAAGTTTGTTAAATACACAAATAATCCAGTATTGAATCAAATTTTAAATGAAACTACAGGTGGTGTTCCCCAAGAAGGTGGATTGGCTAGTATGATGGGTGCGTCACAACCATCTATACAAGATCATCTTACTGAGTCTGTTGTATCAAATGCGCCAGAACCAGTTAAGGTGGTATCTCAGGCAATTACTAGAGACTACAGAGCACTATTAAAAGCGGTCGATAAAAAGGTTTCTAATAAGAAATAATTAATATATGGCAAGACAAGCTCTAGGATTAAAACTACCTATTAAACTTGGTCAAGATGGATATTTTGATACCAATACTACCACTATTGGACAAGTATCAGCAAACATCAGAAATTTATTGATGACCAAACCAGGTGAACGTAGATTTAATAACGAGTTTGGATCTAGTCTATATGAACTATTATTTCAACAAAATGAATTGGAGGTAAATCCAGGCATTATAGTTGATGTAGTTCAAAGAGACATCAATAAATTTTTAAACGGCGTAATTGTAAATGATGTAAAAGTTGGATTGTCTAAAACTCAACCAGAGAATAGTGATCCAAATAAGATATTTATAAGTGTAACATTCACATATAATAAAATTACATCGAATACCGACGTTGAAATCTCTACCAATACAATCTAATGGCACAAATAGTTAACAAAACTTTTAGAACAGATACTAAAGACGTAAATTACGTTAATAGAGATTTTACGTCTTTGAAACAACAGTTGATTGACTTTACTAAACAATATTACCCACAAAGTTATAGAGATTTTAGTGAAAGTTCACCTGGACAAATTTTTATAGAACAAGCTGCGTATGTTGGTGACATTCTTTCGTATTATACCGATCAACAATTCAAAGAAAGTTTTGTCCAATTTGCAACAGATAGACGTAATCTTATAAATCAAGCTAGATATCTTGGATATAAACCCAAAGTAACTACTGCTTCGTCAACCGATGTCGAATTATTTCAACTATTACCAGCCAAAAGAACTGGTGAAATTGATGGTGAATATGTTCCAGATGAAACATATTGTTTGATATTACAACCATTCACCGTATTATCAAGTGTTTCAGGTGTTAACTTCTTAGTAGAAGAAAGTGTTGATTTCAGTCAAGATACTGTTTTCTCACCAAGAGAGATTTCTGTATATAGTCGTGATGAAACTGGCGCACCTCAATTTTATTTGATTAAAAAAACAGCAAAAGCATTTTCTGGAAATCTTGTAATTAATCAAGTGAGTGTTGGTGCACCTGAGCCATTTTTGCAAATTAAATTGGACGCAACTGATATTATCAAAGTGGTAAGTATAGTTGATAGTAACAACAACAATTATTACGAAGTTCAATATTTAGCACAAGAAACAATACCAATTGCAGTGGATAATGTTCCTTTGACAAACCAAACATTATCAAAATACAGAGGCGAAACTCCAAAGTTGTTAAAATATTTAAGAACTGAAAAAAGATTTATAACAACAATTGATGAGAATAATTCAACTTATTTAGTATTTGGTGCTAATACTGAAAATTTTGACAACACTGTAATCATTCCAAATCCTTCAAATGTGGGCGTATCACTTTCAAATTTAGGCAATCTAAATATAAGTTTAGACGGAACAAATGTTCTCAAGAGTAACTCTTATGGTGTATCTCCATCAAATACTACTCTTACGATTACATATATTGTTGGTGGCGGAATTACATCAAATGTAAATTCAGGCGAAATAAACACAATTCAGGCTGTCGGATATTTAAATGATACTTCTGGATTGACAGATAGTCAAGTGACTCTGTTTAATAGTATTAAAAATTCGCTTCGTGTTACAAACCCAAATTCTGCTACTGGTGGAAATGGTCCTGATACAGATGAAGAAATTAGACAAAATGCTATTGCTAATTTTTCTTCACAAAATCGAATTGTAACTGAAGAAGACATATTGTTGAGAGTTTATTCTATGAACTCACAATTTGGAAGTATAGCAAAAGCATTTGTTCAATCTAATGCGACTCGTCAAGTTTCATATACAGGTTTGATTAGCGGAGTTATTACTGGTTCTGCTGCTGAGAATGAATTTTTAAACTTGAGTCCATTGAATCCTTTGGATCGTAGAAAATTCTTGGAATCAAATAACCCATTTACTAATAATCTATATATCCTTGGGTATAATAAAGATAATAAACTTACACAATGTAATGAAGCAACGTTATTGAATCTGAAAAATTACTTGAGTCAGTATAAAATTTTGACTGATAAATTTAATATTATTGATGGATATATTGTCAATATAGGTGTAGATTTTAAAATCAGTGTATTTGCTGGATTTAATAAACGTGATGTTCTAAATAATTGTATTGCTTCAGTTCAAGCATTCTTTAATATTGAAAACTGGAGTTTTAATCAACCAATCAATTTGAGTCAACTTACCTTTGAAATAATGAAGAATGAAGGTGTCCAGTCAGTGATTGAGGTAAAAGTTAAAAATCTGACATATGATATAGACGGACCTGATTATTCTCAAATAGCATATAATATTGATATTGCTACACAAAATAATATTGTATATCCGTCGAAGGATCCATCAATATTTGAAATTAAATTTCCAGAAAAAGATATTAAGGGATTAGTGGTATAATATGCATACATTTATTTATCCATCTCAAGACACATACATCAACAATGCCAAAGTTGATAAAAATCAAAACTTTGGTATTGATGAAATCTTAGAGATATACGCCAGCAACAATGGTAGTAAATTAGTATACTACGATCCAATTTGGAGAGCAGTTCCAGAGAACAGTTCATCGTATGGCAATGAGGGTTGGTTAGCTTATACTACGTCTAGTTTTTATGTATACTCTGGAAGTTTGTGGCGAGCATATCCACTTGCCAGTGCCGTAATTGATAATGTAATAGCTATAGCAGGATTTACAGGTAGATTTGAAAATATTGTAGGTTCAACAGCTTTGTATGTTTCTGGATCTTCTACATCTGCATCTGGATCTTTTAGTGGAAGTTATAATTTTTCTAAACCTATAACTATTGATGGTATAATTTCTACGGCTAGTTTTACAGGCACCATTTATAGTGGATCAAGTTTTTCTAATTTAGATGTAAATGGAACAACATATACATCTTCTCCACTTACACAATCTTTGATTGGAAGTGGTAGTTTGGGTGGATTTACAGGCAGTATATATGGAACTTCATGCACGGGATATGGTCCACTTTGTATGTTGGATGGAACATTTAGTGGTAGTATTAGTGGATCGAGTTTTAAAGGTATAATATCTACACAGGTCTCCGCTAGTATTTCTAACTATTTAGATGTTATTGATTTTCAGGGTTCATTTACAGGTGAATATAGTGGATCAATAACTCCTCCAAAATATTCTTATTATTTGATCAAACCAGATATCACAAGAACTTTAATTCAGTTTGATTTATCATATATTAGTTCATCTATTGCAAATAATGAATTGTCGAGTTCTGATATAAAATTTACTCTCAATTTAACCGCATGTGGTCAAAGAAATCTTCCACTCAATTACACAATTTACGCGTTTCCAGTAAGTCAAAGTTGGGATAATGGTGACGGTAGATGGGCAGATGGTGGCTCCAAGATGGGGGCTAGTTGGAATTATAGATCATATTCTGGAAGTAATCCATGGTATGTTCCATTTACTGGTAGTTATAAACAAGTTGATTATTTCTTGACCGCTTCAAATCAAACTGCAAGTTTTGAAAATGGTGGGGCGACGTGGTATTATAATGTTCCTTCAACTTACACAGATTCGACTTCTTGGATTTGTTCATCATCTGCATTTCCATCATTGAGTGGATCCGATTTAATTTGTAGTCAATCTTATACTCTAGGACAACAAGGTGATATAACAATGGATATCAGTAAAATTGTTCGTTCTTGGATTTGTGGTTGTATTCCAAATAATGGTATTATATTGATGACCTCTTTAGAAACCACAGTTCCTCCAATAGGTCAAACAAATGGATTATTACAGTTCTTCAGTAAAGAAACTAACACAATTTATAGTCCATATATCGATATATCTTGGGATGATTCTAATTTCAATACGGGTAGTTTAGCACCTGTGACTGGATCAATTGAAAATTTAATAACTCTACAACAACTAAAAGAAACTTATAAAGCTGGTAGTATGCCAAAGGTTTTTGTATTTGCTAGAGATAGATATCCTCTCAAGAATTTCCAAAAAGCATATCAACAACCAGTAATGGTGACACCAAAATATCTACCTACTTCATCTTATTATATGATCAAAGATGCAGAGTCTGGTCAAGTTTTTATAGATTTTGATCAATATTCTAAGTTAAGTTGTGATCCTAACCAAGGAAATTATTTTAAATTTGATACCACTGGATTGCCTCAAGAAAGATATTTCACGATATTTATAAGAGTTGAGTATCCAGACGGAACGGTGGACATTGTGGACACCGCCAAGGTATTTCAAATTGTAAGATAATATGGCTGATATTGTAGTTGAGTATACTGTAGGTCTTAAACAGTTACAACAGTTTAAGGATTTGGGACAATTTTCGAACAACATAGATTCGTTCGGAAACTTTCAACTCATTTATAATCAAAGTAAAGTTGACGATGGTAAGTATTACTATACCGATCTTACTTTGAAAACTATTGAATACAACCCAGATAAAATTTTAGACACAAACTCTACTAGTTTCAATGAATTACAGACGGTGGAACAAGAAAATGCTCAAGATATGGCTACATTACTTCAGCAGTATAATGAGTCAATTGCTGAAAATAGAATTTTGAATGAGACTGTAAATTCTTTGGTTGAAAAATATGAAAATAATGATGATAAACAAGTAATTTCAGCAATGAAGACAGAAATTATCAATCTAAGAATACGCCTAGGTCAAGGTAGTGTTCCGTCAGATTTTAGTGATGACTTTCCATTTTTACCATTAATATCATAATATGCCTTACAGTTATTTAACATTTGATGAGACAACATTAAACACTGGTGTGGCTAGTGGGTCATATTTTACTGAAAATTTGCAAGAGTTGTATGAACAAAAACTTGTAAATCGTGAACGTTATTTTGGAACATCCGAAAGTGATATTATTGAATATACTTTATATAATTCTTCTCAAGAAGATATAGCATTTAATCGTGTTGTTCCTACTGTATCTTACTCTGTAACTCAAGGTTCATACCGTGATATTAATAATCAACTAGTAACTTATGATTTTGCAAAACCATTTACGAATTATGCTAAATTCAATAATGATATTTTGTTAAATACATCCGAGATACTTTTAAGAACACAAGTATCGCCGGGTCAATATTACGTTTTATTCAACCCAATTAGAAATGTTGCTGGTAATCCAACAAATAAATTGGTCATAAAAGAGATATCTCCTAGTAGAACTGAGTTAAGATTATCGTTTGCTTTTAATACATCGTTGACTCCGGTAAATCAACTAGATGCTATCAAAACTTCAGCATTTGCCGATAAAAAATATTTGTTTTTACAAATTTCAGATTTGGTAAATCAGATTATTGATAATAATCCAATTTCTCAAAATTTTGTTAATAACTCAACATCTTTTAATTATTATCGTGTTGCTGAAATACTTGGGCTAAAAAGCACCGCTGAATTACAAGAATTTATAATTCAAACTTATATAGGTTTTGATAAAATTATCACACTATCAAATATAGATGATCAATCAATTCAACAAACTTCTAAATTTATTGGTATTGATGATCAACTCAAAAATTTCACATACACTTATAATAGAACAGAGTTTAGTGAGGATGAAATACTACTAGCATTTAGAACTATTGTAACCAAAGTTTCTCAAGATAGAATTCTTCAAAAAACCTCAGTCAACCAAATACAATTACAAAGTGCTTTGGATGTATTTATTAAAATTATTTATACCGATTGGTTGGAACCTCAGATGCAATTGTTGTTGGAAGAATACGCCAACAGATATTTTGGTTTGTTTAAAAATGCTTTGAATTTTGATAACGGCGTTCTTGTTAAAATTTTAAGTCATACAAATTATTTTAATCCAATTGATGGTCGTGTAAATGTTCAAGTTAAATTGGATGAACCTCTTCCACTTGAATACGATGTAAAAACAACATGTTGGGTATCTAATATTTCTATCTCACCCCTGTATTTCAAAGTCAATTTGTTTACAGAGATTGTTAAAAGAAATGTTTTATTGAGTGGTGTAAATTTTGATGTGGTTGTTAATTCATCGGACCCAACAAATCAAAAATTTTCAGACCATAATTCAGACACATTGTTTTTTGCCCAATCTCGTTTGAAAGAAAAAATAAATGATCTGTTGATCGATTATACAAGTTTTGATAATTTTATAGTTTATTCTTCGGCTGAATTGAGAACTAAAATTGCTAAAAACAAAATATCTGATTACAATAAAATTGAGGATTCAAAAAATACAATTGATAGTCGTGTATCATCTGTTACATCAGCTATTAGTGCATCATACTCTGTAGAAAAATCACGATACATACAAGAACAAATTGCTATTTTAAATTCTTTTGATGAATACGAATCATATTTGTTCTTTAACACTTCAAGTATTGATGAGAAAATATTAGATGGTATTGATTATGATCGAAATAATGTTGATAGTTTAATCAATCAATTACCTGAGTATTTGAGGGACGATAATGAATCAGCAGACTATCTTAAATTCACATCAATGGTAGGTCATTTTTTTGATAATATTTTAGTGTATATCAAAAAATTTCCAAAAACATATCCTCTTGGTGTATCAGAAACCAGTGATTATCCAAAGAACTTTTTGGACGAATTATTAAATTCATTTAGTTGGAACACTGACAATTTTAAATTACAGAACAGTGGTATTTCACAGTTTTTGTTTAATAATAGTGAAGTATCAAGTTCTCTTTCAAGTTCTTATTTCGATTATGGTAAAAGAATATTAAATAGATTTGCTAATAATCTTCCATACATTTACAAAACAAAAGGAACATCAACATCATTAGATTTGATCAGATCAATATTTGGTATTCCAGCAGAACTTATTCAATTAAGAGAATATGGTAGCACAGATGTTACTGTAAATCGTCAAAACTATTACGATTTTGAAGATATTATTTATTTAACCAGAATCAAAGATGACAGGTATATCAAATTTGACTATTACAAAGATGAATATTCTTTTACAGATCAATCAGTAATTGTTACAAAACCATCAAATACATCGTGGTCAGCATCACGTTCAACTTCAGAATTGTTTACTGGATATGATACATTTGAAACTTCATTCAGACTAAAGTCAACAAACTATAATTTTAAAGATAGAGTTCCACTTGTTAAAAAAGTAAGAAATGGAAAAATTGATTGGCAAGTATATCTTAGAAAATCAACACAAATTGAGTCTGGAGTTTTAGTGTTTGATATTCATCCACCAGAACAATCATATACATCTAGTATTGAAAGTATTGAACTTCCATATTTTAATGGAGATGTTTATACATTCATGGTATCCAGAGATATTTCTGATACATATCAGTATGATAGTTTGACTCCGACCACAAACCTAACAACGAATCAATATCTATCAGCATCAATAATTGTTACGGTGTTAACTTCATCAATAACATCATCAAATGCTGAAAAATATGTTCCAAACACTTATACATTAGCAGTAAATCAGTATGAGGGTTCACTAAGAAACTTTAGAAGTGTTACCACCAAATTAATACAATTTGATAAAAATCAATATTTTTCAAGTGGTAGTTATTATATCGGAAATTACAACACTAATATTAAATTTGACGGTAACATTGATAAAATAAAAGTTATGACTGATCCTCTGGATTTGTCGGACTTTGATGAACACAGTTACAATATTGATTCTATCTCTATTCCAATCAAAGAAGATGTATATAGAAATCTAATATATTTATGGAGTTTTGATACGCCAGTTCAATTGTGGCCATTAAGTGCGTCTCTTACATCATCTATAACTTCATCTGTAATACCAAACCAAAATATTTATTATACTTCATCGTTCTTAGCAGTTAATTTTACGGGTGATTATGTTGATCAACCATATCCATCGTGTGCGCCGGCGTGGGTATCGGAGTTTCCATATCAATTTGAAAAAGTTGTTTTACCACAAGCAATCAATTCAAATAATTTTGGACCAAATTATAAAAACAACGTAAAAATTAACAAAATTGATGAAATAGCCACATCCAATTTGGTTCCATATGATTACTCAACAAAAACAAATGATATTGTTGGAAGTGATAGTAACGTAGTTGGATTCTATATAAGTCCTTACACATACCTTGAAAACAAAATTGAAAACTTCATTGGTAAGGAAGGTATCACAGATGTAATTGGTGATCCAAAATATTTAACATCCCAAAATTATCCAGAGTTAGATGCTAGACTAAGAGATTTTGCATCTACTGACACCAAATATATCTATCCACAAGAATTTTACACCACTTACAAACTTTACATTGACTTTTCAGTCTTTAATTATGTAAAAAATTTAGCTCCAAATAGAGCTGTTGTAAAAACCGGATTATTAATTGAACCGTCAATTCTAGAAAGAAAGAAGTTTAATTATAAAGATATTACCTATAATGTAAGTGGACTATATACATCAAGCATATATTTTGATAATTCCGCAACATTACTACCTACGTTTACTACGGGCAGTGATATGAATGTATCAGATGATAAACTAAACACTTATCAGACTGATCACGATCAATACAATTTTTCAAGATTTGAGATACCAGCATCAATTGACGATAGAGATTTTATATTTGCTAAATACGGAAAATATATTAATGTAGACTCAACTGGGTTTAGTATAAAAAATACATATAATATTCCGTCCAACGATTATTATGAAATGAGAAATAATAACGGTGAGATAGTAACATTTACTTCAAGTTATAATTTGGTTCAAATAGTAGGTTCTGGATCAGTTACTGGTTCTTCAGCGCTTACTAATCTATATAAAGGTGAATCAAACTCAGGTTATTCTTCAAGACATTTGAGTAAGTTAAATTTACCATGTTCAAGAGAAAAATACATTGCAATTACTGGATCAAATTATGTTATAAATAATGGCGTAAAGGTATTTGCACCTGCAAAAATAAAATATTACGAATATATCAAGGGTAAAAATGATTCAACTACCACAGTTAACAGAAAGGGTATACCAAATGGATCAAGTCCAGTTACAACAATACCTGGCTATTTGAGTTTGGATATTAGTAGTAGTAATTTTCCAGTTTATGGCACTCTTACAGGATCATCTGGCAATTCAGATCTTCTATTTGTTCAAGTTCCATTGACTGCTTCTATGGAAACCAGTGCAAGTCTGAACGAATATATCCTAAATTTATAATATCTATTTTGATATAAAACTTAAAATGACTGATAATTATTAATATATGGCATACTTAGACAACAACGTGATTACGATCAACGCGGTTTTGACCCAAAAAGGCCGTGAAATTCTTGCTAAAACCGGCGGATTGAACATTACCGCGTTTGCTCTAGCAGATGATGAAATTGACTATACACAGTTTAATCCAACACATCCAATGGGAAGTGCTTATTACGACATTGCTATTCGTAACACTCCCATCATGGAACCAATTACTGACGAATCACAATTGATGAAATATAAATTGGTAACTCTAAATCAAGGTGTTACTGCGGTTCCAACAATCAGTGTTGCACAATCTGTAATTGCTGTAGATCGTGATTATACCGGAGATATTAGTATTAGTCCAAGCACCAATCCAACTTACAACGTAACTTTGGGTTATACAGCAATATTAGCAAATAAAAATGTTGGAACTTTGATTGTTACAGAAACAAACAGTTTGAATTCTACTACGGCAACAGTTCCATCTTTTGCTGGAGATTTAACTTCACAAACTTCTCAAGCAGTGGTTGGTAATAAGTTTAGATTTGTTCCAAATGCTTCGTTGGCAAAAACAACAACCACCAACATCACAATTATTGGTAATGAAAGTGGCGGTAATACATCTATAACAGTAACGGTAAGAGTCCCAACAACAACAACATAATATTGAAATATGATATTTAGTCAATTTACAAACGATGATATTGTATCAGGAAGAATAAACCAAGTATCTTCTGGATTATTCGGCACCGGCAGTTTATATGTAACGCAGTCAAATTTTACAACATCATCTACACAAGCCAATAGTTTAACTGGATCTTCACCATTTGATGTTAAAAATGGACAATATTATTTAAATGTTTTATTGGGAGGAGAAACTTATTTTGCTATTGCTTATGGTGATTATGAAAATAGTGGTAGTTCAAAATATGACTACACTGGTTCAACAACTCCAGTTTTAACAAATGAATCCAAAGTAATTTATTCTCAATATAAGAATACACTATTACAACCGGGTGATACATTGTTTACTTTTGCTTCTGGAAGCGTATCTACGCCAATTGATGGAGAACAAATCTTTGTAATGAATTTTTCTCCAGATAAATTCAAAGATCAATTGGATCCGGGTCAAATTCAAATCAACTTATCTGGATCTTCTGGATCATATTCTTATATTGATGATTCACAAGTTATCAACAAACAACAAAACGTTTATAATTTGATATCTGGATCAGTAATTAACGGTGTTCCTACGCCTTATCTAAAAAATAATAGTCCAGTATATGCTGGTATTGGATTGTTTTATCCATCTAATGGTATTGTAATATTTAATGCTGATAAGACAAATAATCAAGTTGGCTTTACTCACGGAACATATATTGATCAAAGATTATCCAATTCATCCAATTATGAAGCAGCTAATTCAGTTCAAAACGCATATCGTCTGTGGCAACGTGACTTTTTTAACGCAATCAAAAACGTAAGAAGAGTTCCAATGGCTGCTAGAAAGAGTGAATTTGTTCCATCAACAAATTACTTCGTCCGTGTAAAGAACAAAGAGTTCAATTATAGTAACAATCCTACTTTTGTATCAAATGGAACCGATGGTAAAACAAAAGGCACTATTATTTATCAAGACTTGATCAATAATCCAAGAACTTATATTACTAGTGTTGGTCTATATAATGGTAACAATGAACTGTTGGCAATTGGTAAAATTAGTAGACCGGTTCAAAAGAGTTTTGATAGTGAACTATTAATAAAAGTCCGTATCGATTTCTAAAATAATCCTATTTATATAGGGATGATTAAATTTTTTAGAAATCAAGATATAATCGTAACTCCATTTACTATTGCTAAACCTCAAGTAGCAAATAGTATTTTTCCAGATTTGATTATAGCAAATATTGGTGAAGAAGAATATCCATTATTACTTCCAACTAACCAATGTAGTGATAATTTGTCAGGTAGTTGTTTGCCAGTTCAAACTGTAGATGGATATCTGTCTACTAGTGAATTTGATTCTCCTATAAATTTTCAACTTGGTGTTTTTGTTACATCAAGTGTAGTGTTTTATCCTTCTGGAAGTAGTGATTATAATCCAGTTACAAATCCATTAAATCTAGATGGAACATATCAACGTCAAGTTTATAATACAATTAAAAACATGTATTATAATAACTACAACAATGCATATAACATGTTTGGTATAAATGGTTATGATGCATCGATGATGACCAGTAGTTTGACTAATGATATATCTGTATTAAATTTTACCATACCACAAGCAGGTGATCAAATTAGACCAAATAGTGTCGTGTTTACCAATCAAAGTGGAGACATTGTTGCGGATCTAATTGATGATGGAAATTATAATTTAATATTGTCAGGAACATATTTTATAAACAAATATTCTTTTGAAGCTTCAACCACAGATTTGACTATTCCAATTGATATTTGTGGTCTTGGTTCATATTTTATAAATCCTAATGAAGATGGAAAATGTTGTGATATCGAACCTACACCTACTCCTACTCCCATTCCGCCTACTCCAACACCTACATCTACTCCAACTCCAACACCTACTCCAACATTAACACCGACGCCTACTCCTACGGTAACTCCTACACCTACACCAAGCCCAACTCCAACCAACACACCAATTGGTCCAACGCCTACTCCAACGCCAACGCCTACAGTAACCCCAACTCCTACTCCTACAATCACACCTACGCCTACTCCTACCCCAACGGTAACACCAACTCCTACGCCAACCGACACTCCAACACCTACACCTACAACTGCACCGGATGAGCCTACTCCAACGCCTACGCCAACTGCAACGGCAACCCCAACGCCAACACCAACTCCAAGCCCGACTCCAACGGACACTCCAACACCAACTCCAAGCCCGACTCCAACGGACACTCCAACACCTACTCCTACAGCTACAGATACCCCAACGCCAACACCTACAATTACCCCTACACCAACAACTCCAGAAAATTTATTTTATGCTAAGATTTACTTTGTTCCACCAAGTTCTTGTTCGTTTGAACCACCTTGTTGTGATCCAATAACAGATCCGGGTTGTGAGAGTTGTCCAGACTGTTGCACTCAAGCTCAACAAGAAGCTGGCAATTGTGATTACTGTGGCGGAAGTGGAATCGCAAGCCCAGATGTAGTTGTTAATGAAATTCCTGCCGATGCAAATGGCAATACATTTAATGAAGAAGGTCTCGGAACTACATTTGAATGTGCCGTGAATGATCCACATGGTGGTCCTACAGGTTTTACAAACCGTCAATATTTATGCACCATATCTTGGGGTGGTGGAACTCCATCATCGTTCCCAGACTATGAATCTGGTAGTGATATCGCTATATCATTTACCGGCACATATAATAGACTGGGTGTAGATTTGTGTTGTGGTAATTTAATGCAATTTTCATCACCATTTGATTATACATCTTTAACCACCGCGTTAAGTAGATATGCGGAGGTCAGTCCATTTGTATCTGGTGTAGTAAGTGGATCGGGAACTCAATCTGATCCATGGTTGGTAGTATTAAGTTAAAATAGTGAATAAACAAATATTATGATAACAGACTTATATTCTTATATTTTATACAAATCTAATTTAATACATTGGCTATATAGTATATCTGAGAGTGACAAGTTTCTTTCAACCACAGCGCTAAAATTGATATCAGACTTAAATAATAATATTTTATCGACCACGCCTGCTTATGATTTGTTGTTTAAAAAATATAAATTTAAAGTGTCATTACAAAGTGTAGGTAATGGTCAAACTTTAAGTTTTGTATTGTATCAGTATAATCCTAGTAAGAATAGTTTTACTTTTGTCGGCGTAATAAAAAATGTAACCGTCTGTGCATGTAATTCAGAAGATTTGCCAACTCCTACACCTTCTCCTACACCAACACCAACACCTACATCAACTTCCACACCTACTCCTACACCTACTCCGGGTCCAACAGATACTCCTACGCCAACCCCAACACCTGGCCCAACAGATACTCCAACGCCAACCCCAACACCTGGCCCAACAGATACTCCAACGCCAACCCCAACACCTGGCCCAACAGATACTCCTACGCCTACACCTACTCCGGGTCCAACAGATACTCCAACACCAACTCCAACGCCTGGCCCAGTAGAACCTACTCCAACACCTACACCTACAAACACTCCAGCTCCAACAGACACACCTACACCTACCCCAACTGTTGGCCCTACACCTACGCCAACTCCAACAAACACGCCTGCTCCTACAGCTACACCTACTCCTACCCCAACAATAACAAATACACCTACACCATCTCCTACTGCGACCCCAACTCCAACACCTACACCTGATCCTGGCATTCAACTATTTATGGTAGGTGGCGGTGGTGCGGGTGGTGACAAAATAAACAGCGTCGTTGCTAGTGAACCAGCAATGGGTGGCGGTGGATCGGGTGCTTATGTATTAACAAATACCTTTATACCTGTTGCTGGTGTATCATATAACTTTGTTGTTGGTAGTGGTGGCGACTTTACCGGTTCAGTAATGGCCAATAGAAATGGTCAAACCACTATGTTTGCTGATACCTATTATGCCGGCGGCGGTGGAGGTGGCGCAAGTTATATCAACGGCGTAGCTCTTGCTGCTGGTGATGGTGTATATGGCGGTGGCGGTGGCGGCGGCGGTGTCGCACCCGATGGAACTCTTATAGCAGCAGGTAACGGCGACGGATCTGGTGGATCTGGTGGTGTTGGCGTTGAAGCTGTTGATTATAGAGTTGGTGGATCTGGTGGTGGATATAATTCTAATGGAGCTAGTGGACAACTTGTATCAGGTCCTTCAGCACAAGGTGGTAATGGAACAGCTGTTATGACTGCTGGAGAAGTTCCAACTTGGTTTGATATCTATGTTAGCACGCTTATAGCCGATGCTATTGCGGGAAGCGGTGGCGGCAATGCTGTAGAAAAAACTGGCGCTGTTAGTTCGATTCGTTCGACCGCGCCCGGATACGGCCGTGGCGCCGCTGATGCTTACGGATCTGATGGTCGTGGAATAGATGGCGGTATGCCTACATCTGCTGGTGAAAACTGGGGTGCTGGTAATGGTGGTGGTGCTGGATGGGGCCCTTATACAAGCGGATTTGGTGGAGACGGATTTATTGCCTATATATATCCAAATACATGGTCTACTCCAGTTGTAACATATACTGGAAATGGTAATGTCAATTGGTTCAACTATTCAATAATAAATGCTACCCCATATAAAATACTATACATATACATTACGAGTAGGTCTACTAATGTTCAGGTCAACGGCCGTGGATGGAGTGATGGTATGAAAACATATTCTGGAACTGTAAGGTGGGATACTGTAGTTTAATGTCATCAATTTATAATAAAAGTTTTAAGTGTTACGATATCTATATAAACAATAGTTATGTCTAAAATATTCGTTCAAATTGCTAGTTATAGAGATCCAGAGTTGGTTCCTACAATCCGAGATTTAATTGCAAAAGCCAAATATCCAGAAAATCTTACGTTTGGTATATGTTGGCAGCGTGATGATACTGAGTCATTAGAAGAATATACTAATGATCCTAGATTCAGTGTTGTTGACGTAAAATATCACGAAAGCGAAGGTCTTGGGTGGGCTAGAAATTTGACTCAAAAGTTATGGAAAGGTGAAGATTATACTTTACAAATTGACTCACATCATAGATTTGTTCAAGATTGGGATGCTATTTGCATTGAAGATTATAATCAGGCCCGGCAGTTTTGTAAAAAACCAATTATTACAACATATTGCACACCGTTTAATCCACAAGATGATCCTTCTACTTGGAATCCAATTCCATGTTTAATGAGTCAATATGAATTTTCAAGTGATAAGTTGTTGATGAGCATGCCATGGTTTATACAAGATTATAAGACTAGAACCAAAGTGATTAGAGCTAGGACATTATCTGGACATTTTATTTTTACACAAGGTAAGTTCTGTGAAGAAGTTCAATATGATCCCCGGGTTTATTTTGGTGGTTATACAGAAGAGACTTCTATGTCTGTAAGAGCATATACACATGGTTATGATTTTTACTCTCCATATAGAATGGTTATGTGGCATGAATACACCAGAAATTATCGTGTAAAACACTGGGATGATCATGGCCACAAAAATGAAAAGATCAAAGTTACTAGTGGCGAACGAGACATTTTATCAAGAAATTTGGTAAGACAGTTGTTTGGTCAAGAAGATCATAAAATTCCATTTGGTATTTATGGACTTGGTAGTGAACGAACGTTACATGATTATGAAGTCAGTTTTGGATTTGATTTTAAAAAATGTAGAATACAAGGTTATACACTCAAAGTAAATGAACCACCAAATCCAGGTGTATGGGATGAAGAATTTAAAACCGAGAACTATGAAACTAGAGTTACTTGGGATACTCAGTTCTTTAAAGATAATCTCAAAGAGGGTTATGAATTTATCACATTAGGTGTAGTAGATAAATTCTCAAACAATTTATATCGTGTAGATTTTAAACCAGAAACCAACCCATCTGTATTTAACTATACTTACGATAGTCATGTATGTAGATATAGCAGCGATAATAAACCAAGTAAATTAGTTATGTATGGTTATAACAAGGTATCTGGTTGGACACCACGATATGAAAAGAATATATGAGAATTGTATTTACAGTAATAGGTAATAGCAGACGTAGTAACTATCTAAATGGTGACACACTTCGTTATGGTGGCGGTGGAGGTAGTGGAACAGATAGTAGTTCTATAGTTGTGGCTGAATATTTGGCTTCGCAAGGACACGAAGTTGTATTTGTGACAGAGGCTTTGGAACCACAGTTGGAACAGGCATATAAAAAAGCTGGGCGAGTTTATGTTCCAGGCATGAAAGTTAGAGGTGTTATTTATACCAACTTGAATTTTGATGGTATTGATAATAAAGAATTTGATATCTTGATTAATAGTTTATGGTTTGCCAAATATAAAGAGTTACCTATCAAGGTTACCAAAGCATTGATTTATTGGAACCATATGCAGTGGTTGTATGGTCTCAGTGAAATTATTAATTATACCAAAGAGAATAATTTACAACTGGGAATAGTTAATATATCTAACTGGGAAAAGGGAATGAATCAATCTACAGTTGATAATATTAAGTCTCAAATACCAGATCTTAAACAAGCATTGATACCAAATCCTATAATGGATGATATTGTCAATGAAGTGTGTGAAATGAATTTGACTCGAAAGAATCACAAATTTATATTTCATGCAGCTTGGGCAAGAGGTGGAAATGTGGCTATAGAAGCAGTTAGACATTTAAATTTTCCAGATGTTGAATTTCATGCTTTTGATTATTTGTTAGCAACACACGATCATAAAGATCCATTTTTTACTAGACACAATGGTGTAGATAAAAAGACATTATTTACTCATCTAGCAGAAAGTGAATATTTTGTGTATCCATTGTATACTCCTTACAAAGATGTTCATAAGGACACTTTCTCATGTGTTGTTGCTGAAGCAATAGCACTTGGTGTTATACCAATAACTTATCCATTAGGAGCATTACCTGAAATTTTTGATGGTCATTGTGTTTGGATTGATTTTCCAGAAAATGTCGATCCAGTTAAAATGCAATCAGAAGCTTTATCTAAAGACGAAGATGGAATTTTCAAATATAATATTCCCAAGATTGTAGAGAAAATAAAATATCTAGAAAACAATCCTCAAGTAAAAGAAGAATTAAGAGCAAAAGGAAAACAATATATTCTTGACAATTTTAATTCTGCTAAGGTTGGTGCTATGTGGGTTGATTTTATCAATACGTTGGTATGATACACAGAATAGTTTCATTTTATCAAACAGATTTGCCCAAAGAAATTATTGTTCTTCAAAAACGAGTATTCAATCATTTGGATTTGAATGTCGAACAAATTAGTTGGGATTTTGAAACAAATACACACACCGGCGCAATTCAAGATTATTTAGATACACATTCCGATTATGATTTTATATCATTATTTGATGTAGATTGTTTTCCGACTAGTAAAGATTGGGTAAAAAAGACATTGGGTTTTATATCTGATCAAAACACAGTGTATGGAAATGCTCAAGCGTCAAATGTTTTTCCAGATATTAATCCATATAGGACACCACCATTTGTAAATGGCGGCGTATTTAACATGTCATATACAGTTTGGTCTAACTCTCCATTTCAATCAATTGATGCTCAAATGTATCCAAATCCAGATGGTAATTTGGCTGAAGCGGATGGTTATGAAGCATTAACTAGAGAATTAGAAAAACAAGGACGAAGAATAGTGTTGTCTTATCCAACACATTGTGCTGAAGATCTTACATGGAAGTATACTGGGGGTTTTGGATATCCGTCATTTGCTTATGGAAACGGAACAGAATATGACAGTGACACATTTCATAATTTTCAAATACGAATTCCAGATAAACGAAAACATTTCTTAAAACGTGCTAAAAGTATTTTGGGTGAAAAATACAATGTGGATGAATTTAAACATATTTTAACATGAAAATACAAGATTTTTTTGACAAAGGGTATTACTTAAATTTAGACAGACGACCTGACAGACGAACTTTGTTTGAGGATGAAGTTAGGCCATATGGTTTGCTTAATTTTTTAGAACGTAGATCAGCTGAAGATTGTCTATTACGACCTGACATAACCTATAAACAATTTTTTTGTAGTTATTCATTTTATAAAATATTTCAAGATGCTTATGAAAAAGGATATGAAAAAATTGTTATATTCGAAGACGACTTTGTATTTTTAAATGAAGAATCACAGGGAATTGATAATATTGAAAAAGGTTTGGATCAGTTGGCTAACTTTCCAGATTGGGATATTATCTATTTTGGTGGATATGTGTTTGATAAAGAAATTCATCAAGTGGCGCCTAATTTATTAAAAGCTAACACAATTCTTACTACACACGGAATTGGATTTACAAGAAATGCAATAAAACAATTATTGAGTTTTAGACCATTTATAGATTCGGCACTTGACGGATGGATGGGACAAAGATATGAAATTAATAAATATATCATATATCCGTTAAGTTGTTATCAAAGAGAAATTTCCAGTGATTTAGATGCGTGGGGCAACACACCTGCTTTGTCACATTTTAAAAAACATTATATACAAGGAAATTTAATTAAATTGAATGAAAAGGCAGACCAATGAGAAAAAAATCAACCACATTTTCTAAAAATTTTATTTGTAGTAGATTGCAAGGAAGAACAGGCAACATGATGTTTCAACTAGCACATGGATATGCTAAAGCGTTAGAATATAATAGACAATTTGTTGCTCCATCTCAAGATAGTTCGTCAAACATATTTGAAAAAAATTTATTTAGAAAGTTAGATTTTGATGTTAAAAAGTCGGAGGGTATAAATGATGCGGAGTTTATCGCGGGAACATTTTCTTACTCAAATTTACCTCCTTCTAATGATAAACCAACTGTTTACGTAGGTTGGTTTCAATCTGAAAAGTATTTTGGTAAATTTACAGAGACAATTAGAGATTTGTTTTCACCAACTAAAGAATTTGTTGAAAAAGCTAAAAAAGACTTTCCATTTTTAGAAAGTTCAACTATAGCTGCTATTAATGTAAGACGTGGCGATTATTTGACCCAGCCAACAAGACATCCCGTTGTAAGTTTGGGATATATACAAGAAGCATATAAACATTTGCCCAAACACGATCACTTGATTATTATGAGTGATGATATAAAATGGTGCAAAGAAAATATAAAACTACCAAATAGTATTTTTGTTGAAGACAATGTTTATCGTGATTATGAAGGTCTTTGGTTGTTGTCTTTATGTGATCATTTTATTATATCCAATTCTACTTTTAGTTGGTGGGGAGCGTGGCTGTCAAGAACGGATGATAAAGTGGTTATAGCTCCAGATACTTGGTTTGGTCCACAACATGATTTCAGAGAACAATCTAATGATATTTATTGTAACGGATGGATCAAAATACCCACGTATTGGAAAGATGGAATTCTTGAATTTAAGAAATAATATATATATTGATAATAATATTTGGAGTCTAAAGATAGATTTTTTGTTTATTTCAATATTTATAGGCAATGTCGAATTTTATAAACATACATAATGAGAACTATGGTAAAACGGTAGTTACAAATGGTAATTTTATCGCAGTTTCTAATATTAATTCGAAACCATACACTTGCGCAGAGGGTTTTTCAAGAATAAGTGAAGTTTTAATTTATCAAAAAAATCAATTTACTTCAAATTATTCTTTTGCTAAAGTTTATAGAGATCCAACGGGAGCTGCGGGTAAAGAAGTTTTATCGTATTACACTGAACAAAGTGCTAGTAATTTATATACTGCTTCTTTGTCACAAGATAGTGGGTCTAACATCGATACATCTACATCATGTGATTTTATTGTATTGGAGGATGATACTGTAACGGTTAAACAAAGTTTTTTTGGCTCTGCGTTAGCAATATGTGACAAATATTTGGTGATATCAGATACAGCATTCAGTGAAAGTGTAGCATCTATTGATATTAATAATACCGCCGTTCATGTTTATAAACTTTATGAAACTTCTGTTGATGAATGTAAAAGTGAAGAATTAACCACTTTTACTTTGCCTGACGCACCAGTTTGTATATTCACTGGTTCTCAAACCAATGGATTTGGAAACGCGATAGCAGTATCTGATAAATATTTGGCAATTGGGGCACCATATACTAATGATGGAAGTGGGTCAGTTTACATTTATAAAATTTCTGGTTCTTGTGATGAGTATTTTTTAATGCAAGAATTAACATCATCAAACAGTGGTGATTTATATTTTGGGTCAGCCGTTTATATTGATAAGTATGATCAAAATAAAATAGCAATTTCAAGTGCTCCAACTGCAAATAGTAAAGTTTTTATCTATTTCTATCAATCTGGATCTGATGGTGAATCTTGGAAATTGAATCAAACTCTAATACAAGATTTATCAGATAAATGGTATAAAGTTCAAGGTAATCGTGATTTGGATTGGTATGCAGATCCAAACAGATCTTCGCCATACAATACTCGTTATGGTTATTCGTTGGCAATAGCAAAAGACAATCTGATTGTTGGCGCACCAAATGATTTAATATACTACGAATACAGTAGCTCGCTTCAGTTATTAAATTCACAACCTATTAGATATCGTGGAGCTTTTTATCACTATAGTATATTGTCTGGATCGACATCAAATGAATTTATATTGGCCAACAAATCGTATGGTGATGTAAATGTTTTTAAAGATAATATGTTGGGATATAGTGTAGATATTACCGACAAATATGCAGTGGTTGGTTCGCCAAAACCATATTTTCCATTTTCAAGTTTATATCTGTCAGCTTCAATTGATAGATACAATACTAACCTTGAACCAAATGATTTTGGATCTAGCACATTTAACGGTCAAGTTCTTTTGTATAACATTGTTAGAAATTTATGTGGTGATGCTGATGAATTAAGACTTGCAACTACAACACCTATCGGTTATAGAAAAAAGATTGGAGAACCTTTTAGTGCATTTGGATCATCAGTGGCTTTATCCGATATCAATATGGCAGTTGGATCTCCTACACCATTGATGGATGATTTTTATCTTAAAGTTCCATTTGCCTTAGAACAATCATCTGGTAGTGGGTTGTTTTCATGTTCATTTTCGAGTTTGACGAGCAGTATTTTCTTCATGATGGAAGATGACATTTGTGATTGTAACGGAAATAATTTAAATAGTGGATCACCATCTAGTATTAGTGCTTCAGTAGGCCCTGTCACTTCGTCAAATTCATCTATAATTTATATAATGGATGATGACAATCCCGCAATTGATTATCTTCATGGAAAATCATTTATATATGATTTTGCTGATCTACAAAAGAATTATACTGTGGGAAATGTATTTTACAACTATAACAAAATTGTAATAAATAATACAGGCAGTATATTGTCAGATCTTTTGAAAAATCCATTAAATCCATTAGATGATTATGTATATGGTGATTATCAAAGTCAAATTACGTTGAATGAAAAACAATTTATTTGCACTGTTGAACCTGGCGAGTTTAATATTTCAACCAATCCTACGGCAATAACATCATCATTTACCGGATCATCTATTGTCAATTCATATTGTGTAGTAAATAAAGAAGTATTTGATTTTAGTAATTTGGATATTGTTTTACGATATATTAACTATAAATTGACATCTACGCACGTTGAATCTTGGTGGGATGTATTGGTTACTGGCGATGTTCAAGAGAGTATGTTTAATTTTTATACATCGTCGGTCACAAACTTTACTGATAATAGATTGACTCCAGAACTAAAATGTATACTTGGATCCAAAGACTTTGATGTAAACAAAGACGGCGTTGTTAATTACGCAGATGCCTACATGATATGGAACTATTTTATAGCTAATTTAACAATAGAAAATTATAAACAATATATTACTACCAATTCAAAACGAAAAAATTACGATAGTATTATTGAATTTTTGGATGAAAAAACTTTAAAGGGTGGATTCAATAGAATTAAGTCTGAGTTTTTCAATTACAATTTTAGTGCGTCTGTGGATCCTACCGGATCTTACTTGGCTCCATACATCACTGAGGTAGGTTTATATTCAGGTGCTGATTTGGTAGCAATAGCCAAATTAGCAAGTCCTATAAAAAATAATGGTCAAATTCCAATCAATATTGTTGTGAAATGGGATACTTAAACCTATTTATTATAAAGATAACACAAAAAATATATGGCAACTTCAACCGATGCAAAAATAATTGATCGTGAATCAAGTAAAACCAGTTTAGCCGATAGATATAAAGCTGGTCAACCTGCTGGTGGTGCATATCAACCAGTTCAAAAGAACGTCAAGACTACTGGAGCCAATGAGTTGTCGTTAGGTGGAAGCACATATGATACATCATATACTGTATCTAAGGGATTTGTTTTGGGTGTAACTCCTGGCACAGAAAATTTCAATCAGAAGTCATTAAATTATAGTGACACTATTAACGGCGGCGTTAAAACCGATGGTGTGAATAAAATTTCTACTAATTGGAATGGACAATCGTCTGTAAAAGATGCATTATATACGGTGGATCCCGGTTTTAGATTGAAAGCAACAGTTGGTTCTACCCAATTCAAAGATGCTATTGGCAATCAATCAAGACAACTATCTTTATATTTAAAAGGATTTAATTCCAACAAATATATTAATGGTTCTTTTACTCGTTAATATATCTATTATTAATGGTTATATTGGGTTTAGACTCTTCTACATCAGTTACTGGATGGGCGTTTAATGTCGATGGAAAAATCGAACATGCTGGTTTCATTGACACTAAAAAATTAGAGACTACAAAAGAAAAGACATTTCGTGTTATATCTGAATTAGAAAAAATTCCTCTCATCAAAAAAATTGATTACATCAATCTTGAAGCTGCATTGAGTGGATTTGCTGGTGGATTTACATCACAACAAGTTATTATAACATTAGCAAGACATAACGCTGTATTTGCTTATATTTTGGAAGAACACTTCAAAAAGAAAGTTAACTTATTAAGTGTCACCACAATGCGTAAACATTTATTTGGAAAATGTAGAGTTAAGGGCATTAAACCAAAAGATTTTGTAAAAGCCGAATTGGAAAAAATGATGCCGAACGTTACCAAGTTCACCATAAAAAATAAAAAAGGTAATTGGGACGAACGAAACAGTGACATGTATGATGGAATCGTGTGTGCGATGTATACGGAAAAATAAAAAGTTGATTCTACCAGATTGTCGTGTAATATAAACTAAGACTTATGGTAGAAATTTCTATAATTGATACACTTACCAGATTATTCAAACACAAACCGTCCATTCAAAAAGGTGGAACGGAGTTGATGTTTTTCTGTCCTAACTGTAATCATTATAAAAGAAAACTAAACGTAAATACCACAACTGGATATTATCATTGTTGGGTTTGTAATTTTGGTGGTAAAGGATTCAAGAGTCTTCTAAATAAAATAAAGGCACCATCAGAATATTATCAAATTCTATGTAAGATCAAGGCTCCAAAAACCAAGAACAAAACAGATAATAAGAAGTTGTTGTTACCTTCTGAATTTAAACCTTTATACAAAGCATCTACAGAAGTATTTCATAAACACGCATTAAGTTATTGTTTTAAACGGGGTCTAACAGTGTATGATATTGTTCGTTATAATATTGGATATTGCACTGATGGAACTTTTAAAAATAGAGTAGTGATTCCATCGTATTCTGCTACCGGAGAATTGAACTTTTACTGTGGTAGAGATGTATATGATAGTAAAATGAAATATAGATTGTGTGACTCTACTAAAGATATTATTGGTTTTGAATTGTTTACAGATTTCAGCAAACCAGTGACTTTGGTTGAGGGTGTATTTGACGCTTTTTCTGTAAAATATAATGTTATTCCACTGTTTGGAAAAACTTTATCAGACAAGTTAAAGATAAAATTAATTCACCAGAAACCACCTAGAGTGAATGTTTTGTTGGATAATGATGCTTTGAAGAGTAGTTTGGATATCTGTGAATTTCTCATTCATAATGGTATTGATGCACATCTTGTTATGTTGAATGGCAAAGATCCAAATGAACTCGGACATATAAATACTTGGAAAGCCATAGATGCCAGTGGTAAGATAACAGACGGAGATTTATTCAAATTGAAAATTAAAAATAAAATATGATAGTATTAAAAAATACAGGCGGTAAAATTGACAATGTTGTTCAAGTGTCTGATATTCATATTAGGCTCACAAAACGTCACGACGAATATCTCTCAGTGTTTGAGAGATTTTACACTGTATTGGACAAGTTGAAGAAAAACACCAATTTGATTTGTGTGATTACTGGCGACGTATTTCACAACAAATCCGATTTGAGTCCAGAGTGTGTCAAGATTGGTAGTGACTTTCTCAAGAATTGCGCAGACCGTGTTCCCACAATACTGATTGCGGGTAACCATGATGCTACACTTGCAAATAAGTCACGATTGGATTGTTTGACTCCTATTGTTGATGCGCTTCAACATACCAATCTATTTTATTTAAAACCAAGTGATACGTTTAGATATGAAAATATTTTGTTCAATCATTTCAGCGTGTTTGATGAACCAGATAAGTATATCAACTATTACACCATTCCTTCAAGGTATAAGGTGGAAACTGATCATCACATCGCACTATTCCACGGTCCAGTTAATGATGCTGTAACCGACGTTGGTTATACGGTCAGTAACAGAACTATCATGAATGACTTATTTGACGGTCATCATATGGTTATGTTGGGAGATATTCATAAACATCAAATTCTTCAAGAGTATGATGAAGATACTTCCAAGCCTGTTATTGTGTATGCTGGTTCAATGATTCAACAAAATCATGGTGAGGAACTCAAGGGTCATGGATTTTTGTTGTGGGATTTGAAACGTAAGTTGTATAAACACTATGAACTTCCAAATGATTATGGATTTTATACTGTTGAAATCAATAAGGGTCAGTTGACTACTGATCTTTCTGATTTGCCCAAGAAGGCACGTATCAGAACCAAGTGTTTTGAGTCTATTCCTTCTCAAGTAAAAGAAGTGATGAATGATATCAAAGACAAATGTGAGATTCTTGAGTCTACATTTATTAGAATTGATGAGTTTGATTATAATACAAACAAGTCTACTCACGTTCTTGATATTCATAACATTTTTAATGTAGATTATCAAAATAAATTGATTGAGGATAGTCTCAAGTCAAAGAAAGTTCAACCATCATTGATTGAGAAAGTTAAAGAACTTAACAAAACAATCAATACACAAATTCCGAGAGATAAAACTCCAAAGAATATTCGATGGAAACCAAAGATCTTTGAATTTGATAATATGTTTAGTTACGGTGAAGGTAATTACATCGATTTTACCAAACTAAAGGGAACTATTGGTTTGTTTGCTCCAAATGCAAGTGGTAAGTCTAGTATCATGGATGCTTTGGCGTTTTGTGTATTTGATAAATTTAGTAAAGGATATAAGGCAAGTCATGTTCTCAATACACAAAAAATGAGCTTCAAATGTAAGTTCAATTTTGAGGTGAGCGGCGTTGATTATTATATTGAGCGTGAAGGTAAAGCTGATAAGAAAGGCAACGTCAAGGTCGATGTTAAATTCTACAAGATTGACAAGGACGGCAACGAAGTGCCACTAAATGGCGAAGCTCGTAGAAGCACCAACGACATTATCAGAGATTATGTGGGAACATATGATGATTTTATTTTGACTGTATTGAGTGTTCAAAACAGTAAGGCTGGATCTTTCATCGATTTGGGTCAGACTGAACGTAAGGACTTGTTGTGTCAGTTTATGGGTCTGAATGTTTTTGATCAGTTGTTCAATATTGCCAACGAAAACTTCAAAGAGACAAACACTCTATTAAAGAATGTTAGTAAGGATACATTGGAAAATGAACTCCAAACTATATCTGGTAGTATTGATTTAAACATTAAAAATATTGAGCAGTTTAATCAAGATTTAAGTGAACAAGAACAGATCAAAGAACAACATAACAATAATCTTCTTCAGTTGAGTAAGAATATTGTTAGATTGGATGATATCAAATCGGATGATATTGAATCTTTGGAATCCAAGAAGATTGAATATGATAATAAGATCCAGACTTTTGAAAATGGTATTGTTGAATATAAAAATAAACTAACCGATGTTGAAAGTTCTCTTCAACAGTTGAGTTCTTCTTTGAAGGCATGTGAGGATATTGATTCAAAGTATGAAGAGTATAAGAAGGCCAAGAAACTTCAAGATTCCAAAGAGTCTGAAATTGATAAGCTTAAATTGGTTATCAAGAACAAGGTCGAAAAGTTAAAGAAACTTGAAGAACACAAGTATGATCCAAACTGTGATTTTTGTGTCAACAACGTGTTCGTAAAAGATGCTATTGCTACAAAGAAAGATTTGGAAGTTGAGAAATTAAATGCTTCCAAGATTGTTGGTGAGTATAATAATATCAAACAACAAGTTGATTCATATGGTGATATAGAAGCTGAATATCAAGAATGTAAGACTACCAATAATCAAAAAGTTGTCTTGGAAAAGAAGCGTGAAGTTATTACAACCGCAATGCTTAGAGATGAAAAGTGTTTGGTCACACTAAAGTCTGAATACAAACAAATTATTAAAGATATTGAGTCTTTCTATAAAAATAAAGATATTATTGAAAATAATTCAAAGTTATTAGATCAAATTGAAGAAGTCAAGACTAAACTAAAATTAGTTGAAACCGAAATCAAGTCTATTAATTATAACTTGATGAATGCTTCTACTGAAAAAGGTAAGTTGGCACTTCAGTATAAGAATACTACCGATCAATTAAATAAAGTTAAAGAACTTGAAGAAAGTTACGAATCATATAAGTTATATACTACGGTTATTAGTCGTGATGGTATTCCTTATGATGTGATTACCAAGACTTTGCCTGAAATTGAGAAAGAAGTTAATAATATTCTTCATCAAATTGTAGAATTTACCATATCTCTCAATACAGACGGTAAAAATATCATGACTAACATTATTTATGATGATAAACGTTGGCCTTTGGAAATGGCAAGTGGTATGGAAAAGTTTATTAGTGGATTAGCTATACGAGTGGCATTGATCAATATTAGTAATCTACCAAGACCCAATATTATTTGTATTGATGAAGGGTTCGGCTGTGCTGACAGTGATCATTTGGGACAGATGGGCGCTTTATTTACTTATTTGAAACACCAATTTGAATTTATATGGATTATTAGTCATTTAGATCAAATGAGAGACATGGTAGATATGCATCTGGAGATTAAAAAAGAAAATGGGTATAGCAAAATCGATTTTTAATAAAAAAAAATTAAGATATTATAAATAGTTAGGTGTTCCACTTTTTTGGCAATATTTATAAAGTAAACATAACTTTTGGAAAAGTTAAGTTGACACTCTGAAAGGAACATAAATTATGCCAATTCAAGAAGGTGGACGATGGAGTCCAACACAACAAATAGTAAGTCCTGGTGTATTCACCAGAGAAAATGACTTATCGGGGCTAGCCCAAGGCGTAGCCAACATAGGTGGTGCAATCGTGGCTCCGTTTGCTGACGGACCTGCGTTTTTCCCAAATATTATCACAGACGTAGCAACACTAGAACAACGTTTCGGTCTCGCCGACGGTGTTTACTACGGACCATATACAGCCAAAGAATATCTTATACAGCAAGGTATTGTGACAGTCGTCCGCGTAGGTGGATTGACTGGTTATTGGCAAAAGAATCCATTGATTGTATATGCTGAGCCGGGTCAATGGACCAGAACTGATGATATTGGAGCATTAACCACCGCATCATTCATGTATTTGGACAGCGGAGATTATACTGCTAATATTCAATACGAACATACCGCTTCTGGTTATCTACTTAGTGGTTCTTCTACATATCAAGCAACACCAGATGGTGGTTTGCAAGTAACTGGAACATTAACTACCGCAGCTGAAATTACAAGTTTCTTGAGTAGCAATCAAAATTTAACATACATTAGTGATTTGTCAGCATCTTTGGCATCACTATTGGGTGCCAGAAAGCTTGTAACAATTACTTCTACAAATGCTTACACAGCATTCAGTGCATCAGCTGTTGCTGGTGGTTATCCAGTTCAACCAACTAATAGTAGTATAGATTATACTCTTGCTTGGTTTGATGTAACACAATGGATTCCATCAGGTAGTTTGTATGTCACAAGCAGTGCAGGTTTGACAACAAGAGCAATTGATAAAAATATTCACGGAACTTGGAATGGAACTTCAAAAACATTCTCATCAAATGCTTCCGCATCTTATTTGACTGCTTCTATCATCAAGAGTGGAGCGCAAGTCAAATGGCCATTTGTTATTCTTACATCAGCAATTCCAGCTGGAACCAACGTCACTGTAAGTGCATATGATCCAGACGAATCTACTGGAAACGGATTTGATTCTGTTGTATCATATGATAACTCACGTCTAAAATTCAGTGGTAGTATCAATGCAAGATTTGGTAGTGCTGCTTTGACTAGTGGTTATCCATCAGATTATGACGGAACCGGTCAATTGAGTGGTAGTAAATTATATGCAGGTAAACAAGTTTCTCTTGGAACTGTAGAATCTGGATATCTTGCCAGATACTTTACTGGTGAATCTCTACCATCAGGTGCAGTTGGTTACTTTAAGTTGACTTCTAGTATTCAAGGTTCTGATGCAACTCCTAATGATCAAATTGCACAAGCAATTCAAGAAAGCACAGAGACTGATTTCAAATTGACTTCAAGTATTTTGAACATTAGTTCAACTTTGAGTAACATTAGTCTTGCTTACGATCAAGCCACATTTGATGCTACCAGCACATTGTATGTTCAAAGCGCAAGTTTTGCCACAGTTCGTAGTGCTGCTACTTGTGGTGCTGCTTTGAGATTCTTGGGTCTAATCTCTGGATCTTATGGCGCATTCACTGGTAATTTCCAAGCTGACGGTGCAGGTGGTTCAGATCCATGTAATCCTCCACCATCTGGTCGTAAGCCAGTGGTAATGGCTGTTTTGGCAAATACTCAAAATGCTTCTACTCAATTCAGTAGTGATTATGAAGTATATGGATTTGATACCTCAACTGTCAGTCAATTGACAAGTTCAGTATATCCATATGAAGGTAATGTCAATCCTAACGAAAACATCTATCAGTTGATCTTGAACTATAGTTTCACAGATGCTGATAGTAATGTATTTGCTGGAACATATGGTTATTATGACTTCAGTTTGAATGAAGATGATAATAACTACATCAAGGATGTGTTCGGTATTGACCCAACTGTTGGTAATCCAGCAAAACAAGTTCAAGGTCAAAAAATTGAAGCAGCATACAATTATGTTCTCTTTGAAGATACAATAAAACAAGTTGTTGCTCAAAAGACCCGTCCAAATGCTGAGGGTGGTGGTTGGAGACTACGTGTAACTACAGCTCCATCCGCTTCATTCAGTGTTGGTGAATCAATGAAGTTTTTGGATCAATATTCACTAGATCCAAATACTGGTGATTCACAATTTGCTATTACAAATGCAAAAACACCATGGATCTATAGTCAACAAATTGCTCCATTCAAGGGTAGTGCTGATGAAGCTGCTACTCCAACTAAATTCCAATTGTTCAAGGTTCACACTTTAAGTGATGGCACATTGAGCAACAAGAAGTATAAGATTGAAATTAACAACGTTAAATTGGCTGGCACTGTTCCAGGTAGTGCTTGGGGTTCATTCACCCTCGCAGTTCGTGCTTACAGTGACACCGATAAACGTCCAAAGTATTTGGAAATTTTCCAAAACTTGAATCTTGATCCAGATAGTCCTAACTTCGTTGCACGTCGTATTGGTGATCGTTATGCTTACATTACATTCGCCGGTAAGATTGTTGAATATGGAACATATGTCAACTTGAGTAAGTATATCAGAATTGAAATGACTGATGTTGCTTACCCTGAGGTTGTAATTCCATATGGATTCCAAGCATACTCCGCCCCTGTTGACGGAACTTTGAGCAACTTGTTGCCAGCAGTTCGTTATAGTAAGGCAAGTATTTATGGTCTTGCCCCAGGTAAGTATCCATCTGGAACGGTGTTTGGTGAAGTTCCAGAAGCAAGTGAAGAACTAGCTTATCTATATCCAACATCTTCGTTCGCAGTTGGTGTTGAAAATAATACTAAACAATACTTCAAACCACTTCCATATTTTGGTAGTGCTGATTCAAACGGTGATAATATCGATTTCGATCTTGAAGCAAAAGTGTATGGAACTACAAATAGTTCATACTATGCTCAAGGCGTATCAGAAAGCACTGGTTCGATCTTGGCTCCAAGTTTGAGTGGTAGTATTCCAAGTGTATACGATCCAGTCAACGAACCAATTTATGTAAAACTACGTAAATTTGTTGTAGGATTCCAAGGTGGATTTGATGGACAATGGCCAGCAATTCCAATTAATGTTGGATCTGACATCACTGCTGGTAATACTCAAGGTTTGGATTGTGCTACTATCAAGAGTCCAGGTAGTATTGCTTACAAACAATGTATTGCTGCTCTAGGCAATGCTGATGAGTTTGATATCAACTTGATTGTGTTGCCTGGTATTTTCCGTGAACAACACAGTTATGTAACAGAAATTACAATCACAATGTGTGAAGCTCGTGGTGATTGTTTCTACATCATGGACAACGTGGTCTTCCCAGCAAGTAATCAAAGCGTAGGATTGATTGATGCAGCAATTAATACTGTTGCTACAATTGATAGTAACTATGTTGGAACTTACTATCCATGGGTCAAGATTTTGGATACAAACTTGAATAAGATTATCAGTGTTCCTCCTTCAGTAGTGTTGCCAGCAGTTTATGCTGCTAACGACAATGCTGCTGCAGAATGGTATGCTCCAGCCGGTCTAAATCGTGGTGGTATCCCACAAGCTGTTCAAGTCCTAGACAGATTGACACATGCTGAACGTGACACTCTATATGAGAATCGTGTGAACCCAATCGCAGCATTCCCAGGTCAAGGTATCGTAGTTTGGGGTCAAAAGACTCTACAAATTGCTCCAAGTGCCTTGGATCGTATCAATGTTCGTCGTTTGTTGATCAACTTGAAGAAGTTTATCGCAAGTTCAAGCAACTACTTGGTATTTGAACAAAATGTTGCTTCAACTCGTAACCGTTTCTTGAGTATCGTCAATCCATACTTGGAGAGTGTTCAACAACGTAATGGTATCTATGCTTACCAAGTTAAGATGGATGCTGAAAACAATACACCTGACCTAATTGATAGAAATATCCTATATGGTCAAATCTACATTCAACCAACTAGAACTGCTGAATTCATATTGCTTGACTTCAACATTCTACCAACTGGTGCAAGTTTCAGTGAATAATCTGAAATAGAATAAATCAAAACCCCGCCCGTAAAAAGGCGGGGTTTTTTCATTTGTATAGATATTTATATGTGATGATTAGTCTTTCAGACCTTTTATTAGAAGCTAAATTGCCTGTGAGTGAACAGGATATGGATTTGTATGCACGTAAATACAAAAAGACAATTGATTATTTACGTGATAAGAAAAAAGTTTTGTTGTTGACTACTAGTAATAGATGGGTCAAACATAAAGATGATGTGCCTAAAAGTAGTCAATTAGCACTTAAAATACAAGATCTATTGGGTAAAGAAAAGGTAACACTTATTGATACTACCAAATTACATATAGTTCCTTGTGAAGGTAATGTAAGTAGTAACAAAGAATTTGGTGGAAATCATTGTGGGACTATTGGTGCTTTATTAAAAAACAAAGAACAAAATCCAAGTGGTCATCATCGTTGTTGGGCTAGTATCAATGAAAAAGGTGATGAACTTTGGAAAATCAGTAAAGAACTATTTGAAAGTGACTGTGTGTTATTTTTTGCTAGTATTAGATGGGGACAAGCAAATAGTTACTATCAAAAATTAATTGAACGATTAACTTGGATTGAAAATCGTCATTCAACATTAGGCGAAAGTAATTTAGTAAAAAATATTGATGCTGGATTTATTGCAGTCGGTCAAAATTGGAATGGATCTGATGTGACTGCTACTCAAAAAAGTGTATTGGAATTTTACGGATTTAAGACCCCAGATCCGTTGTTTTGGAATTGGCAGTTTACAGATAATGCGCTTGATGAAACTAAAAGTTCATATCTAAAAGGTGTGAATGTATTTGAAAAAACATTTATTAAATAATATGATTAAACTTAGTAGAATTTTGTTTGAAGTGATCAATGAAGGTGGTGCTGGTGGTCATATGGATCATCCATTTGATTTTGCTTCTAATGGTAAACAACTTGTTGATGTGTTTAACAAGACAATAAAATCTTTAGAAAAGGGATCTGGTAGTGTAAAGATTGACGGCGTAAACGCAAGTATTCGTTTGGTGAATGGTCAGTTTGTAATGGATCGTGGTAGTGCCAAAGCATTCGATGTTAAAGGTATGAGGCCAGAAGATTTGCCTGGCAGATTTCAACCAGATCCTACAACTGGACAAGAACATGGATTTGTAAAAATTGGCTCTAAGGTTATTAATATTTTTGATGAAGCAATACCATCTACACAATCAGAATTGAAGAAGTTAGGTTTATTAGATAATCCCAATATTCTGTTGAACGTTGAATATGTTGAAGGACAAACAAACGTTGTGGGTTATGGTGATATAGGTAACTTTCTTGCTATTCATGGATTAAAAGAAATCAAGCCCAAGACATTTGGTAAAGACGGCAGTGTGAAGTCACGTGCGGCTACCGAAATATCATATGACAAAGCAGCAATGCAAAGTTATATCAATAAATTAAATTTAGTTGCGAAGAAGCACGGATTTAAAGTATTGGGTAGTGTAGATACAACATTCAAAACAAAACCAAACTTGTCAAAACCACTTGGCGAAAAAGTAACATTGTATCCAAATGGAACACCAGTAACAAAAAGTTTGAAAGATTGGTTGAACACAGTGACGATTCAGACTCCTTTGATTACCCGCGAACAATTTATCAAAGCATCAAATAGTAAAAATATTGAACAAGATTTTGAAGGTCAAGATATAAATAAAGTTATAAATGATACAATCGTATATATTGCTACTGTTAAACTTGGTGATGAAATACTAAAGAATGCTACAAGTGAAATTGGGGATCTTGAAAAGCATGAAGGTATAGTTGTGAGAGATCCAAGTATTTACAGTAAACCATATAAAATCACTGGTAGTTTCATTATTAAAGGACTACAAAGTGGTTTTGGTAAATAAAATAAATACATATTTGTTATGAAAAGAGCACAAGGCAAGAGTAATCTTGAAATTATTAAAGATTACTTGGACGGTAATAGACCATTCGTTCAAGTAGGTTATGATTCAAATTTAGATAATGCTAAGCGTAAAGAAGGCGACGAGTGGGAAGATGGTCAAGGTCGTAAATGGATATGGAAAAATGGCGCCAAACGTAGAGTTCCAAGAAAGGCGACAATCATTAACACCAAAATATGTAAAGAATGTAATGCGGATGTTAGATGGGGTAATTATTTAGATGATCAAGTGTGGCCAAAAACTCAGTTGTGTTATGATTGTTTTATAAAAATTGAAACCCAAATGAAAATGGATGGAACTTGGGAATATTTTGATAAAATTAGAGATCTTAAAAATGAAAAATCATTGTTGATTGATTATAAAAAGAAGTTTGATGAAACTCTTGATTGGTGTAAAAACAATGAAAACAAACCACTTGAGTTTATTAATGAAGATGGTTCTATAGAGAAATGGGAAAACTCAGATGGTCTATTGAAGATAAAAGAGGACGTTATAAAAGATTTAGATGTTGTAAATGCCAGATTGGCTGAAATTGATGGGTTTATCACAGATCTGGAACAAAAATATGAGTCAGCAAAATCTAAGAGAAATAATAAAGCAGGAGTATAAAAAGTGTCTTGAGAATCCAATATACTTCATGAAGAAGTATGTAAAGATTCAACATCCAGTAAAAGGCACTTGTAACTTTGATTTATATGCTTTTCAAGAAGAAGCTCTTCAAGATTTGGTTGATAAAAATCTGAACATCATTTTGAAAAGTCGTCAGATGGGCATTTCTACACTGACAGCGGCATATAGTTTATGGTTGATGACATTTCATACTGATAAAAACATTTTGATCATCAGTATTACTCAAGAAACGGCAAAAGAAATCGTTACCAAGGTCAGATTTGCCAATGATAATCTTCCTACATGGTTAAAGGTTCCGTGTATTGAAGACAACAGATTGAGTTTAAGATTAAAGAATGGATCACAAATTAAGGCGGTAAGTAGTGCTGGAACTGCAGGCCGTTCTGCTGCTTTGTCACTTCTAATCATTGACGAAGCGGCATTCATTGATGGCATTGAAGAAATCTGGTTGTCTGCTCAATATACGTTATCAACTGGTGGTAGAGCTATTCTATTGTCTACTCCAAATGGTGTTGGTAACTTCTTTCACAAAACTTGGGTTGCTGCTGAGGCTGGTGAAAATGGGTTTAATACCATTAAATTGCCTTGGTATTTACATCCAGAACGTGATCAAGCTTGGCGTGATAGACAAACAGAATTGTCTGGTGTAAAGGGTGCTGCACAAGAATGTGATTGTGACTTTTCTACATCTGGTAATCAAGTTGTTAGTGTTGATACCCTTGAATTTTATAAACAAACTCATATAAAAGAGCCGGTCGAACGTAGAGGAGCAACACAAGATTTATGGATATGGGATCGACCAGATTATAGCAAAAATTATATAGTGACTGCTGATTGTGCTAGAGGTGATGGCGCTGACTATAGTGCATTTCATATATTTGATGTAGAAACACTAGAACAAGTTGCGGAGTATAAAGGTCAACTAACTACCAAAGATTATGGTAATCTGTTGGTATCTATTGCCACCGAGTATAACAATGCTTTGTTGATTGTAGAAAATAATAATATTGGTTGGGGAACACTTCAACAAATCATTGATAGAGATTATAAAAATACATTCTACAGTTCTCCAGATTTGAATGTAGTTGATGTAGAACATACATACACCAATAAACTGAACACTCAAGACAAGAAATTGGTGCCTGGATTTACTACAACTAACAAAAATAGACCTTTGATGGTCAGTAACATGGAGTCTTGCTTTAGAGACAAATCGGTCGTAATCAAGTCTATAAGACTCTACGAGGAGCTAAATGTGTTTATATGGAATGGACCCAAGCCAGAAGCAATGAAAGGGTATAATGACGATTTAGTAATGGCATTGAGTATTGGTTTATGGGTGCGTGGGACCGCATTAAAGTTAAGAACGGAACAAATGGCTTATACAAAAACTATGCTGGGGGGAATAAAAAAAGTAACTAATACAACACCCGGTCCAGCATCACAATATAAAATCATACAGTCGCCTCAAGAAACGTGGAAATTTGATGCTGGAAGTCATGGGCAGACTGGAACAGGTAAAAAAGAATCACTAACTTGGTTGTTGTAATACTTATATATAAGATAGCACTATATGGATGACAAATCATTTCAAGAGTTAAAAAATAGGTCACTTTACGCAAGACTGAAAAGACTTTTCAGCAATGACGTAATTGTTCGCAACGTAGGTGGCAAAAAACTCAAGGTCATTGATACGGATGAAATTTTTTATGCTACAGATCGTAATAGTCTAAGAGATCGTTTTAATCGTCTTAGAACCACTGCTTATAATCAATATACCAGAGACTTTAATTTAAGTTATCAAAGTAGCCGTGTAGAGTTGTTTAGAGATTATGATACAATGGATATGGATCCAATTTTGGCATCCGCTTTGGACATTTATGCAGACGAATGCACAACCCGAAATGAATTGGGTGAGATCATTACTGTTAAAAGCTCAAATGATGATATTAAGAGTGTATTAAATAATTTGTTTTATGACATTCTTAACATCGAATTCAATCTTTGGTCTTGGACTCGTAGTATGGTTAAGTATGGTGATTTTTATTTGAGATTACACATCAGTCCAGAATATGGTGTATACATGGTAGAACCTCTAAGTTCATATTATGTGACCCGTGTAGAAAATGCTCATCTACAAAATAAGAGCTTTGTTAAATTTCAAGTTAATCTTCCATATGGTAACAAAATTGAAGATCTTGAAAATTATCAAATGGCACATTTTCGTTTGTTGAGTGATAGTAACTTCTTGCCATATGGTAAGAGTATGTTGGAAGGTGCTCGTCGTGTATGGAAACAATTGAGTTTGATGGAAGACGCAATGTTAATTCATCGTATTATGCGTGCTCCAGAAAAACGTATTTTCAAAGTTGATATCGGTAATATTCCGCCAAATGAAGTTGATAATCATATGGAACGTATTATTCAACAAATGAAAAAAACTCCATATTTGGATCAAGCAACTGGTGATTATAATCTTCGTTTCAATCTGCAAAACATGGTTGAAGATTTTTTCTTGCCAGTTCGTGGTGGAGATAGTGGAACAAGTATTGATAATTTGCCTGGTCTTGAATGGACTGGCACAGATGACATTGAGTATCTTCGTAATAAGATGATGGCAGCACTTAAGATTCCAAAAGCATTCTTGGGATATGATGAAAGTCTAAGTGGTAAAGCAACACTAGCAGCTGAAGATATTCGCTTTTCAAGAACAATTGAACGTGTTCAACGTATTATTGTTAGTGAGTTAAATAAGATTGCTGTGGTTCATTTGTATAGTCAAGGTTATCGTGATGATTCACTTGTTGACTTTAGTCTTGAATTGACTAATCCATCTACAATATTTGAAAAAGAAAAGATTGATGTTTGGAAGAGTAAGGTGGAAGTCAGTAAGGACATGCAAGAGCAAAAGTTGTTTAGTAAAAAGTGGATATATGAAAAAGTGTTTGGTATGAGTGACCAAGACATGATTGTGTTACAAAAACAACTAGTGGATGATGCTAAGGGTATGTATCGCTTCAAACAAATTGAAGAAGAAGGCAACGATCCCGCATTAAATTTCCTAAAAGCCAAAGGCGCTGAAGAAGGTGGAGAAGGTGGGGGTTCAGAGGGTGGCGCTGGAGGTGGGGAAGAGAGTGGCGCCGGTGGAGGTGCTGAAGGTGGAGGAGAAACAGGAGGTGGCACTGAAGCCGGCGCTGCTGCTCCAACAGGTGGTGGAGAAGCTCCGAAATTAACTGAAAAGGTAAAGATGTCTGCGCATGAACGTGAAGAAGCTGCTCGTAAAAAAGAAGAAGAACGAGATCGTGATCAAACTGGTAGGAAAAAAGCTAGAAAATATGCTTTTGGAGAGGATCCATTGGGCACATTAGAGTTGGATAGTAAACCAGATTTGTCGCCAAGTCATAAATATAAAAAACGTTCGCCACTATCTTTAGAGTCGATGGATTCGTTGAGTGCGATTTTACAAAATATTGATAAATCAAAGGAAATTTTGAGAGAAGGCGTCTCGGGGTCTTATATGGATGAAACAAATCTCAAAGAATGATATAAATACCGATGATTTTTAATTTTTTAACATATTTATAATTAATAGAGAACTATATGCGCAAGAAAGCTAAACATTCGAAGTTTAAGAATAGCGGAGTATTGTTTGAATTACTAACTCGACAAATTACCGCAGATATTTTGGCAGGTCGTGATGAGTCATTCACCAAGAACTTGATGTTCAAATACTTCAACGAAGGAACTGCGCTCGGAAAAGAGTTTCAACTTTATAATTTTATTATTAGTCAATCTTCAAAAAATTCTGAGTCTGCTGATCGTATTTTGAATGTGGTATTACAAACACGTTCTAAAATTAATGAACGTGATTTAAATAATCAAAAATATAATTTAGTAAAAGAGATCAAAGAAAAATTTAACATTGATGAATTTTTGAAAAATAAAATTCCAAATTATAAATTGTATGCTTCTGTTTATAAGTTGTTTGAAAATCAAAGTTCAGATGACGTAAAGTTTGATGTTGAAGAAATTTTAGAAGCAAGAGAATTTGTAGTAGAAAATTTAACAAAGGAAAGAAAGAACGAAGAACAAGCTTTGGATGTATATAGTTCTCAACCAGCCGAAGTGAAGTTACTCGCATATAAGTTCTTGATCGAAAACTTCAACAAAAAGTATTCGTCTTTGTTGCCTTCGCAAAAAGCGTTGTTAAAAGAATATATTACAAACGTATCAAATACTAACAAGTTCACTGAATTTGTTAATAAAGAGTATAAACGTGTTGCAGATGTTCTTAAGGAAAGAGCAATATTGGTAAAGAGTGATATTATTAAGATCAAACTCAACGAAACTGTTTCTCAACTTTCAAATAAAACAATCACAGGTGTAGTAAAAGAAAATCATTTGACCAGTCTTTTAAGCGCTTATGAATTGATTGAAGAATTGAATAAACTTGCCAATGAAAAAGCCTCTTAAAGAATCAGGTGATCCCTTCAGAGATATTGTAAAAAAATACGCTCAAATTTATAGAGATAGCGAACTTGCTCGTATTGATAAAGAACAATATCATGCGTGGCTTCAATCACACGCCGAAAAACTGCCTTCTTCAGCTCGTAAAGAGATTGAAAAAAAAGTAGATGCTCAACTTAAGAAGAAAAATGAAGATGTAGGAGCTTCTACAAGTAGTGCTGCTGGAGCATATTTGACTCCATTTGCTTTTTCAAGAAGAGGACCAGGCAATGTAAGAGCTGCTACTCAATTGGGATTTAAATTGGCAAAACCAGTTAAAAGAGATAAAGATCTTGAATTGGAAAATCAAATGTATAGCGAACCTGCATATATTACTCCAGCACAAAATATTGAACCAGTTGCAACTTATAAAGATAAAAATGGATTGGTTCAACATGGTGACCCAGAACTAGATCCTGGTCTTGCTGGTTATAAACAAACAATAATGCCTACAACAGAAATTTCTAAAAAAGCGTTGAATATAATTGAAGGATATAAAAAAGCAAAATATTTGACAAAAGAAGCGGACGAAGCACCTGCTAATTCACAACCACAACCAGCTGCGCAGCCAACACAACAAAAACCTTCAGCACCAACAATCAATGTTCAATCATATGATATTCAACCTGATTTTACTAATTTTGATACCAAGTTAAAAAATACTACTGAGAAGTCAAAATTGGAACTTCAAAAGAAGATTCAAGATCAAATTTTAAATAAAAAGATTGTGGTTCGTGCTAGTAAAGGATATAAACAACCAGAAACAGATTACACAATCAATGTAACTGGTGTTCAAATTGATTATTATTATGATAGATATGTTATTATCATAATTGGTCGTGAAGAAAACAAACAAAAGACCGCAAAGTTTTTTGTAAAACCAGGTTTTAAGATAAAAATTTTAGGACCAGCGGATATTAAGCAAAAAGACAAATATCAAATTGCTAAATCACAAGCTTTGGTTGATCCTTCCAAACAAACATCCGCAGGTGCATCAAACGTTGTAACTTCAAAGGAACAACCAGCACCGGCTAAACCAGAAGAACCTGCCCAACCAGCACCACAACAACCATCAGCATAATATGAAAACAGTATTAATTGACGTATTACCATTTGAATTTAAAAAAACATCACTCAATGAGTCGTTGAACAATGGTAAACTACTTGTGACCGGCACTTTACAACGTGCAGATGCAAAAAACCAAAACGGTCGTGTTTATCCTAAGACTATTTTGGAACGTGAAGCAACAAAGTATATGGATAATTTTGTTAAACAACGTCGTGCAATGGGTGAGTTAGATCATCCAGAAAGTAGCGTCGTTAACTTAAAGAATGTTAGTCATAACATTGTAGATATGGGTTGGGATGGTGACGACTTGGTAGGAACCGTAGAAATATTGCCAACCCCAAGTGGTAATATTTTGAAAGATTTATTAAAAGCTGGTATTCTTTTGGGCATCAGTAGTCGTGGATTGGGCAGTGTTAAAAAGGATATGAGAGAAGGTGCGGATGTTGTTCAAGATGATTTTGACTTGATCGCATTTGATTTTGTAAGTAATCCTTCTACACAAGGAGCTTTCATGTATCCACAAGGTAAAATCAATGAAAGCGTAGAAAATAAAATTATTAACCCATATAACAATATAGAGAGAATTATTCATAACATTATCTCTGAATTGTAATTTTAAATATATTTATTGTATATGATTAAGCTAAAACATCTTGTAGAAAATTCTACTGAAACAGCATATGCTCCTTTGACTAAAGAAGAAAAAGTCAAACTTCGTGAGACCGTCAAAGCATATAACGAATACCGTAAAGATTTAAAGGCAGAGTGTATTTATGCTACTGCTACTAAGATTATGGAAGCAGTAAATTTGGCAGAACGTTATGCTTTGAAAGAATGCGATGAATGGATGGAAGCTAAAATGATTGAACGTGACATGAAAGAAGTCAAGAAAATGGCACGTCAATTGTATGAAGAAGCAAACAAAATCAAAGGTGTTGAACATCAACTTGAAATGCTTTATGAAGAAATTGGTTTGAAGTTGGAACGTTATTTTGAAATTGCAGATCCAGTAACAGAAGCTCCTCAAGCATTTCAAACTCAAGATCATCAAGGTTCAGTAAGTGTTGCAAGTCCACCAGACCCAACCGCTTGGGGAACAGCAGTAGAAAATAAAGAATTGGCTGGTGCTCAACCTATTACTCAACCACATCAACAACCACCATATCAATCAAATAAGTAAGATTATTTAACATGTCTCATTTTTGGATCAGATGGTATTGAATCGATAAATTCAATCATCTTTTCAAAACTCTCAAAAACGTATTGACGGTTAGTCTCAAGGACATAACCGTTTTCGTTTTTATATACTCTAACTGGAACTTTTTCTTCCATCATTTCTAGTGTGGGAATTTCAACTTCACATACCATATCGGTATCGTTGTCAATTTTAAATCCCATATCACCCAATGTATCTATTTCATTGAAGTTCCAACCATTTGGATGATCAATTTCTATTAGTTTAAATTTGTCAGGCTCAATTTCTTGATCTTTTGCTTTATTTAAGAAACTGTTTAATTTTGCTTGACTGTATAGTGTTTTATAGTCCATATGAATTAATCCTATCAATGAAATCTGCTAATATCTTTGTCTTTTCTTCGCCTTTATTATTAAAAATACTACTAAGTAAGTATACTACTTTTGGTTTATTTTCTTTTTCGTCTTCACTGTCTTTTGCAAGCGAAATTTCTATGAAACACCCATAGTTATAAAGGCCTGGATTTTGGTTGTTGACTAATTTTTTAAATACGTAAATTTTGTTAGATTCATTACTTGTTACAGTTGCACTTATTTCGTTTGTGCTTTTCTTGTGAACAAAATTTACTTTACCAAATCCACCAAATCCACTCTGTTTGTTTTGAAAAGTTAATAATTCATCATTATCAAACTTTACTCCTGAGTTTTCTCTCAATACATCATCCAAAGTTTTATCTGGAACTTCTTTCATTTTTGCAGACGTATATTCTGCTTCATTGATGTATTTATTTACAATTTCTTTTACCTTTGTAAAATCTTTAGCAGCTTTAGGAGAAATTGACTTTGCAGTTTTTCTTAATTGTTTTGATACTTTACTCGCAGGAACTTCTCCTTTTTGAACAGCTCTCACCAATCTAAAATATTTTGCTTGTTTTTCGCTTTGTGCTGGCATATATCAATAAATATTAAAAAAAAATGAATTTGTATATTTTATATTATATTTATTATCAAATGCGTCAATGTCTTTGATGCCACTACAAATTCAATCTTCTTTGGAGTTCTCCAATAACTTCACCAAAAAACAAACAGGAAAGGTAAAATTAATATGAGCGATCTATTAAAAGAAAGCATCGCAGACGCAAAAGCAGTTCGTGAAACTGCAATTGCTAATGCAAAAACTTTTCTTGAGGAAAACTTCGCAAAGAGCATGAAAGAAATGTTCGCAGAAAAACTCAAGGAAGAAGCAGCAGACACAGAAAAAACTGAAGAAGGTAAGATTGAAGAAAAACTTTCTTCTTCAGGTATTGGTAAAGACGACGGTAACACTGTAAGCAGTCAACACGTTGTTCAACCATCAACCGCAGCCAAGAAAAACACTGTTCCACCTGGATCTCAAGAATTCGATGCAAAACTTGAAGAAGGTGAAGAGTTGACCAGCGAAGAGTTGGATGAAATTCTTGCTGAGTTGGAACAAGAAGGCGACAAAGAAGAACAAAAAGAAGTTGTTGCTGAAGAAGAAGAAGTTGCAGACGACGATTCAGCAGAAACTGTTGATCTTGATGAACTTCTTGCTGAATTGGAAGAAGAAGGACAAGTTCCAGCTCCAGCTCCAGCTGCTGTTGATCCAACAGCACCAGCACCAGCACCAGCACCAGCCGCAGCTGCTCCAGCTGCAGCACCAGCTCCAGTAGCACCAGTTGCTGGACAAGTTCCTTCTCCAATGGAAGAGGAAGAAGTAACTGCTGAAGAAATGGCAGAAGCTTTGGTAGCTATTAATGAAGAAAATGAAGCATTGAAGAATCAATTGAAGGAACATCAAAACACCGTTAAGTATTTGAAGGGTGTTCTTGAAGAAACCAATCTTTTGAATGCTAAATTGCTTTATACCAATAAGCTATTCAAGGGTAAGAATTTGACCGAAGACCAAAAGTTGAAGGTCATCAATACATTTGATCTCACCAAGACATTGCGTGAAATCAAGTTGGCATACACCGTTTTGGCCGAATCATTTAATGCCGGTGGATCAGTCGCCAAGAAAAAGTCAAATGCGACTGTCACAACTATCACCGAAGGTTTGGCAAGCAAACCAGTATCCAGCACAAAGCCTGAGTCTACGATTGTAGAACCTCAAGCTGATGTGATGGCTTCAAGATTCCAAAAACTCGCAGGAATCAAGAAGTAATTTGTTTGCGAGTAATTAACAAACCAAAAGATAGGAAATAATATTATGGACGTAAAGAGTCTACTAACAAATAATATGAACCCACAGGCAAAGCTAATGGCTGAAACCCGTGGTCTTCAAAGCAAGTGGGAAAAGACAGGTCTTCTAGAAAACACCACCGGTGTTGAAAAGGCACACATGTCAATCCTCTTGGAAAATCAAGCAAAACAATTGTTGGACGAAGCTTCAACAACTGGAACCAGCGCAAACAGTGAACAATGGGCAGGCGTTGCTCTACCATTGGTTCGTCGTGTATTTGCTGAGATCGCTGCTAAGGAATTCGTATCGGTTCAACCAATGAATCTCCCAAGCGGTCTTATCTTCTACTTAGACTTCAAGTATGGTTCTGGCACTCAATTGGGTCATCGTGCTGGCGAAAGCTTGTTCGGTGGTAACCAAAAGAAGCTTGGATCAACTGATGCACCAGTAAATGGTCTTTATGGCCAAGGACGTTACGCTTATTCTGAGCGCACCGTTTCTAGCTCTAATGCTACTGTATTGGTTGCTACTGCAAGTTGGAACGATCTTCAATTCGATTCAACATTCAGTGCTTCTGTAAACGGTTCTGGTAACGTTCCAGGCGTTTACAAGGTGACATTCAACCTTGACGACAACACCGAAGCAAATCCTGGTTCTGGTAACATCTGGAACGCTGATTTGAACGCTGTTCGTTCATTCCAAGTTCAAAACAGTTCTGGTGTAGCTTACACAGTATTGAACACTTACGCAACCGCAGTTAACACTGGTAGCTTGGCAAACCCATACTATCAAATTAACTTGTTCGTAAGTCAATCTGCTGGTGCTGCTGCTCCATCTACTACTGCACGTTTGAACTACACAGTTCAACCTTCGGACAACCTCCGTGGTGACTTCGAAGACGGTAAGACCGCTGGTGAAGGTTCTGGTGTTGCTAACAACGTCTATACCCAATCTATCGGCACTGACATCAAGATCCCAGAAGTCAACTTGGAACTTAAGAGCGAACCAATCGTTGCTAAGACCCGTAAGTTGAAGGCTGTCTGGACCCCAGAATTGGCTCAAGACTTGAACGCATATCATTCTATTGACGCAGAAGCAGAACTTACTGCTCTATTGAGTGAATATGTTTCTATGGAAATCGATCTCGAAATCCTAGACATGTTGAACGAGTCTGTAACTGGTCAAACCACTGAAGCTTGGTCCGCCCAAATCGGAACTGAATTCACTAAGACCATCAACAACACTACTGATGTTGCATCATTCACTCGTAACGTAAATGCTTCTCCAAACAGAACTGCTTACGTAAAGAGCACTTGGTTCCAAACTCTTGGTAACAAGATCCAAAAGGTCTCTAACAAGATTCACCAATTGACTCTACGTGGTGGTGCTAACTTCTTGGTATGTTCCCCAGACGTAGCAACCATCTTGGAATCAATCCCAGGATATGTTGTGAACACTGACGGTGACCAAGCTAAGTTCGCAATGGGTGTAAGCCGTGTTGGTAGCTTCGCAAGTCGCTTCCAAGTTTACAAGAACCCATACATGACCGATAATGCTATCCTCGTTGGTTTCCGTGGTAGCAACTTCTTGGAGACTGGTGCTGTGTATGCTCCATACATCCCACTCATCCAAACTCCATTGGTCTATGATCCAGTGAACTTCACTCCACGCCGTGGTGTGATGACTCGCTACGCTAAGAAGGTAGTGCGTCCTGAGTTCTATGGTAAGGTCTTGATCGCTGATCTAGACACCGTATAATTTGGATTAGTCTAAATTAAAACAATAAACCCATCAGTCGAAAGGCTGGTGGGTTTTTTATTGGAAAAATTGATTGGTATTTTTGACGGTAACTTCCATTATTTCTTCTGTAAATGATGTAGTTTTTGGATATGGAAGTAATTTATGTATTAATGATTTGGTCAACTTTTTGTTGTCAATCTTGTTACTAATGAACTTGATATAACGATGTTTGCCACTTTCACGTTTACGCCAGAAGGTTTTACCAATACGTTCTTTTAACTTGTCTACATTGTGTGTTTTCCATCTACTATACACATTTCTACTGTGAATCCAATTGTATTTAGGTGGACCGTCAAGACTTACACTGTAGTTGGGCATCAATGCAATATCAACATAATTGTCACCCTGATATAAAAATCCAGTGGCTTGATAGATGGTTCCAGCATGGCCAACTTCGCTGTCAGCATAACTCAAAATACACTTAATTTTTGGATAATCTCGGTTTAAATACCTAAAACTTTCAGCTATACAAAAACTCTCTATGTTCTTGCCAAAACCATCTTGTATCCATAAACGTGTCAATTCAAATACATTATCATTGGTTAATAGTGGACTAATACTGGTGCTTGAATTACGTCCTACAGCATTACCATAGACCAATACTCCTATCAATTTACTGTCAAATCCACCAAAAAAACTACTTTCTATATAGTCTTTATAATAAACACCATATGCCACTGAACAACTGGTCCACTTGTGTGTATAGTGATTTTTTTCAATAAGATTACGTGCTACCGACTTGTTGATCGGCTGCAGATAAACTAATGAAGTATCACAATAATTAGACATATTATCAGTATATACCAACCCAGATAAATAAACAAGTTTTTATACTAAGATAGATATTTATAGGTATATGCAAAAAACATTAATGCTATTTTTGGCTTCTTTGTTGTTGTTCGGCGGTTGCAAAACACCAAATGCAGATAAGGTTCAAAAGACCAAAGATGCACTTGCAGTAACCCGCGTAGAAAAGGCAAAAAACGATGAAGAAAAGTTACAAGAGGTTTCTACTTTGGCTGCTGGCACAGAGTATTCATTGAAGTCTGTGACCAATCCTCCAGTTCAAGTCAAGACTGCTTTGGATTATAATTCTAGAATATTGAGTATTGCTGGTAATCCAAATATTGACGAATTGAACAAAATAAAACAAATAACTGATCTTTTAAACAGTGAAATTGATAAAGAAAAAGATAAAGGTGTAAAACTGTTAAAAGAAAAAGATACTGAAATATTGGATCTTCAAACTCGACAAAAAGAAATAGAAGATGTATATGAGTCTCAGATTAAAGGTTTGGAAGAACAGGCTTCTCAAGTGGCGAAAAAGGCTGATAGATTGCAAGTTACTGTTGATGAAGTGAATAGTTGGATGGGTCTTGGTGGTGTAATGTATGGACTAAAAAGATTCGTGACTATAGGTGTGACTGGCATATTGATATTCTTGATATGTTTCATGGTGTTACGATTCTTAGCTGCTACAAACCCAATTGCTGGTGCGATATTCTCGTTAGTAGAACATGTAATCGCATTCTTTATTAATATACTTAAAGGTATTGCTCCAAAGTCAATGGAATTCAGTAAACACATTGAACTGCCTGTATTCAACCGATACAAAGATACATTGGATAGTGTTGTTGATACAATTGACCGTTTACGACAGATTCAACAAAGAACCGATAAAAAGTATACTTTAGATGAATTATTTATTGAATTGGAGAAGAATTTGAATGACCCAGAAAAAATTCTAATTAGTGAATTAAGGGCTACGAACAAGTATGGTAAATAATATTTATATCTATGATTAAATTAAACGATCTTATTGAAAGTGATGAATTGTGTGGGATGTCATTGACTGAAGATGTGTCTGTTAGTGACAATCTTAAGTATCATTTAACTAAACAACTACCTTTATCAGAGACCATCTTCAGAACCTACAGTGAATCATATTTTGAATTATTGGAAGAAGTTCGTAAATTATATTTTGAAAACAAGATCGAACTGTGTGATTCAGATGCCGAATTAGTCGAGAGTGATTTGGGTAAAAAAGAGATGTTTGAAGGTCGTGAAGTGTATCTTGATGCGCCTATTGAGGTTGTTGAGGATTTGATCATGGAGTTGAAACATAGAGGTCGCACTGTTCATCTCAATAGACCATTCAGAACTCCAGGCGGTCCAAAGAAGTATGCTGTGTATGTCAAATCAAAAAACGGCAATGTAAAGAAGGTAACTTTTGGTGATCCTAATATGAGAAGTAGAGCTGGTAACAAGGCTCGTCGTAAAAGTTTTGCCGCACGTCACAGATGTAGTCAAAAGAAAGATAGAACTACAGCTGGTTACTGGAGTTGCCGTAGTCATCGTATTCGTAGTTTAGGAAACAAGGGTAAAGGAAAATACTGGTAAAATTTATGGTTAAACTAATTGATATTTTGGTGGAAAATCCTGACACTGTTAGTTACAAGAGAAAGTTGTATAACTACACTTCTCCGGCCAACAGATGTGCTTTTTTTGTTTATAAAGACGACAAGAGTGGTAAAAAGTCAATATTTGGATATAGCGACAACAAGAAAGAATTTTACTCAGATGATAGTGATGTATTAAAAGAAATCAAAGAATTAGAAGACGCTCCGGAAATAAAGTATGATTCTAATAAGAGAGAACAATTGGATTATTGGGCCCAAAAAGGTATCAAACGATTAAAGGCTAGTAATAATGGTGGTGGTCATTTGGATTTGGAAAATATTCTAAAGGGATTGGGTAGAATGGGCGCATATTCAGATCCTATCATGAAAGGTAGAATCTTTGAGGTAGACAATACAGATGGTAAACCGCCAGAAAATTTGGATCTTCAAATTGAAAGCACAATCCCGAGTGGTAAAGCTATCATTGTAACATTCTGGGATTATAATAAAGACAAGGTAACGCCATACAAAGATCAATATGAAAAAGTCATAGAGTTTAATGGATATAATCCAACTGAGTGTTTGTATGAAATTGGTAGCAAAATAAGGTCATACAATGAACTGTATGACAAAGAAGAACCTAAGAAAGAAACTCCTCCACCTAAACCATCTGTTACGGATAAAGCAGATGTTGAATTCAAAGTAGGTGACAAAATAAAAATCCTAGGACTTGGTATAAGAGCTGATGTTACGGCTATTAAAGGTAATAATGTAACAATAAAGGTAACTGATAGTGATTTGTCCACTACACCGATTGGTAGTGAATTTGATTATCCTGCTTGGGGAGTTGAGAAAATACAACAACAACCTAGTTTGGAAAAAGTAATTGATGATAAGACTCAAGAGTTTATTGAAAAGAGAGGAAAACTTCATACAACAGGAGCGAAACTTACGCCTGCTGAAAAGGATAATTTAGAAAAAGAAGTAAATGGGTTAGAAGTAGAAATTAAAATATTGAATGATCTTTTGGTATCGGGTGAGAAGTATTATAATGATAACATTAAGAATACTGTTGCTACTGTAGTTGCTCGTAAATTGGCATCTTTAGAAAAAGAGAAACAAGATAGATACAATCTGATTGCTCAAGCTGAAAAACAATATGGTATGCCTATTGCACAAATAAGACAGAAGTTTAGAGGCGTTCCATTGGACCAATTGATCAAAAAAGAGACAAAGTTAATGGAGATCTTGAAAAAATTATTGGCTAAAAAGTTACAATGAGTCATCCATATAAACAGTCTTCGTTAGGCAACAATGTGTATATTCGTGAGTTTGACAAAGATGTTGATTCGCACGAATTAGAGTGGCATTTAGACAAAGAAGACAGGCTGGTTGAGGCAGTGGATAATAGTGGCAACTGGGAGGTCCAATTGGACAATAAACTGCCTGTTTTGTTGAAAGGATCAATATTTATACCTAAAGAAACTTACCATAGGGTCATCAAAGGATCTGGTAAGCTTGTGGTCAAAATAACCAAATTATATGGATCAAAAGGTTAAAAATACTCTGCAAAAAGTTCTTAAAGCCAAACAGCTTAAAGAGGAAAAATTGCGTAAAGAACAAGAACCCAAGAAGCCTGTTGTGTCAGACTACAAGTTGATTGCGCAATCATTCCTATGACCAAGAAACTAAGAGTATTTGATTTTGACGACACACTTTTTGAAACGGGTGGCAAAGTAATATTGACTAAATCAGATGGGTCTGTGGTTAAATTAACGCCTGCTCAGTATGCGGTTTATACACAACAGCCGGGTGACAAGTTTGATTTCTCTGAGTTCAGTTCTGTCATAGATCCGGTGGTTATTCGCAACGTAGCTAAGAGATTTTATAAAATAGTCAATGCGGGGGTAGAAGGTCGTCTTGCCGTCGTTTTGACTGCGAGGGGTCCAGAGAGTCAACCTCACATACAAAACGTCTTACAGAGGTATTTTAAGGTGAATATACCCATTGTTACGGTTGGAACCAGTGATCCTATGGCTAAAGCTAATTGGATTAAAGATAAAATTAATAATGAAGGTTATAATGACATCTTCTTTATTGATGATAGTCCCAAGAACATAAAGGCTGTTTATGCTACTATAAAAGATATGCCAATTAAGTATAAAATTGTGGATTTGAGTGGTCCACGAAAGTTTGAAGGTAATAATTTGGTATAAATTAGATTTTAGCACTAATATCGAATATTCCGATATTTATATTTAATGAGTGCTAATTTAGACCAAGATAGAGTAAGGTGGCCTGGCAGTGGATCAACAGTTAATTCTGCATCCGTTCCATTTGGTTACTATCTGGACGAGACGAGTTGTGATTCTGATGAGACCACGTTTGAAAATGATTGTAGCAGCAGTGCGATGTGGGCCGCTAAAAGATTAGGATATCCAATCGTTGATATTGAAATGATTGATGCCAACTTTTATGCGTGTTTTGAAGAATCTGTTTTGGAGTATAATCGTGTTGTAAATGAGTTCAATATTGTTAATAATTTGATCAATGTTCAAGGCTTACCACAAGATCAATATCCTAATTTATTGGGATTGAGTGTAAAAGGAACTGGCCTACCGTTTGTTGTTCAATTAAGTAAACAATATGGAAGTGAAGCGTTGGTTGGCGGCGAAACAGAACTTAAACGTGCCTCATTCTTGGCAACAGGTTCTGCAAGTTTTGGTGGACCTCAAGACAGTCATCAAGTGTTTGATTTGAATCAAATCATTGGCAGTGATATTGAACACTTGACTGGATCACGTATTGAAGTTCGTCGAGTATTTCATTTTAGACCACCTGCAATTTCCCGTGTATATGATCCGTTCAGTATGACTGGTATGAGTTATAGTAACGTTCTACAAGAAATGGGATTTAGTGCGTATAGTCCTGCAACTCAATTTTTGATGACGCCAATATTTGAAGATTTAGAACGTGTTCAAGCTATTGAATTTAATGATATGGTGCGTAAAAGTGCTTATGGTTTTCAAATTACTGGCGATAACATGTTAAGAATATTCCCAATTCCAACTCATGATTTTAGAATTTATATTGACTATTATATTGAGAGCGATAAGAATATTACTAACTTTTTTAGTGGATCACGATATGAGTATATTAGTGATCCAAGTGATGCTCCATATCAACTGTGTCAATATTGTAAGATAAACCAAGCCGGTAAACAGTGGATCAAAAAATATTTTTTAGCTCTTTGTAAAGAAACGTTGGGCCGTATTCTTCAAAAATATAGCACAGTTCCAATTCCAGGCGGTGAAGTAACATTAGACGGTGCCGAATTAAGATCCGAAGCTAAAGAAGAGAAGGATACTCTTTTAGAGAAATTAAGAGATATGCTTGATAAAAGTTTGAGAGTAAATCAACTTGAAAATAAAGACAAAGAATCTGATGCGATGATAAAAATGCTTGGTAAGGTTCCATTACATATCTACATAGGATAAAATATGTCAGCACCAATTACACCGCAATGGCCTCAACAAAATCCAGCATTTCCACAATATTGGACAAATGGTCGTAAGGACATTGGTATTTATGGAACTAATTATTTGCCTGGTAGATATTTCTCTCAAAGAGATATGAACCTTCTTGGGTCTGTAAATGCTGAATTATTGGGCGACATTATTGAGTGTGTTGTCCAGTTGTTTAAAGTTGCAGTTAGTGAAACAAGGGTCAATATATACGGCGAATCTACATCGGAAACTGGCAAAGCATTTTATCCGGCTATTAACATGACCGCGTTGATTCAACGTGAAGATATTACGGGTGATGATAATCAAGGATTTGGTCCAGATCGTAATCAGTCTGTAGTCTATAAGTTTCGTGAACGTGACTGTATTATTACTGGATTTTTCCC